GGTGGTGCAACATTACAATTAGCAAGAGTAAATCAAGCTGGTCTTCAAAATAAAGAAGGTCAACAAGCAAGTATTGCAAACAGTGAAACAGAACTACAGAATCTTATAATAGAGAATGTTGTTCAAGCACGTCTTGCAAATCAATCTGATTTTGATCAGGAAGATGTAAGAAATACACCAATCTCATTACCAGAAGTATTACAGTATCAAGATCCTAATACATCAACTATAGTTAGAGCATTACCTTTACAACAATATGCTATACTATTAGGAACAAGAATTAGTCAAACAACCTCAGAGATACTAACCTTACAAGGTCAAGTAGCAAATCATGAAGGGAGGATTGTTTCATTAGAATCTACTGAAAAAAGAAATAAACAAAATCCTACAGAAAAACAAATAGTTCCAGTATGTGTTGGGACACCAGGAAGACTAACAAATGTTAGTACAGCTTTAACTAGTTTAGAACAAGCATTCTGTGGATTACAACAAGGGACTGGTCCTAAATCAGATTTAGCTGCATCAATTGGTTATCAAGATGCTTCATTAAATAGTCAAACAAGACTAAATGGATCAGGGACTATGTCAGCTATTACAGGATGGGTTAATAGTCCACAAAACTTAGCTCAATCATTTTCAAATGCTTGGTTGACTATTAATGATATGAGGAATGCAGTTGTAAGTTTAATTGATGATGTTATACCAACTGCGTGTAAAGACATTACATATAATTTCTTTGGTAATGTATTGGGTACAGCAGGTGCTTCAACTGGTATAAATATGAATTTCACACAGTCATCTATTCCAAAAAGTTTTTATGACTGTGATAGATCACAAGGATCTAAGATTACAATAACAGATTCTAGTGGAAGCTCACAAACATTTCATAAACAAATACACCAACTACAAAATACACAAGCTGGAGTTACGCTTCATACAACTTCATTAGATGCAGCAAGTCCTACATTTTCAGTAGAAACTCAGTTCTGCTTTACGAATGGGCAAGGTTCTGAATGTGCTAATACAATAACAAAATTATTAACTTCAATAGATATATGCCCAATTTTGACATTAGGAACTCCTGGATTAACTTCTGTATCATGGACAGTTAATGCACAATACTTACCTGCAACTTATTCAGCTCAAATACAATTATTAAATAGTAAAGGTTCAGTAATTGCTAGTCAGGTTAATAATTCTCCTGGAGCTGGTTGGACAGGAAGTTTTACAGGTTTAAATGAAGGTGCAGCATATATACTTCAAATATCTTATGGTTTAACTCAAGGGGGTTCTTTTGAGCATGTCTGCCCACAACAATCATTCAACACAACAGGAACAACATGTACAGATCTTTCAGTATTAGCAGCATCATATAAATCTGTTATTACTGATTTAAACTACAATGTAGCTGGATCATTTACACCAATTGCTTGTGATGATTTAAGAAACCCAGGAGTAAATATGGGGGATATTATACTTGCAGGATTTACAAGTGCAGATGGAAGTGTACCTGGTGTATTAAAAAATAATACTATATGGTCAGAAAATTTAACACCATGTAGATCAGGAAAAATAAGTGCAAATGGAGTTTCAATTGATTTTAATAATCCTACTAAATCTCTAATAACAAATTCTGTTACTAAAGCAAGAGTAGATACAACTACAAATACCTTAGGGGATGGATGGAGATATACTGATGCTATTACATCTAGTTCTGGTGTAGCTAAATATGTTTATGCAGAAACAAATACAAATGCAGCAGCAACAATTGTACCTCAAGTATATTTCTCATGTGTAGGTGATGAGGTTAATATAAGTCAAGCAGAATGGACTACTTGGGTACCACAATCAACAGTACAATATGGATTTAGAGCTAATTATAATTACCAAATTGCACATGGAAATACAGTTGGATCTAGTTCATTAACATATAATGTGGGCCCTGGAAGATTTGGTACAACAACGTTTACACCAAATGTAATTCCTGCACAAACACAACAATTTACTTATCTACCTTTACAAGGAGGTCAGCTTAAAAATACAGATTCAAATACAACAAAATTAACTATTGGTTCTAAAAATAGTGGTGACTACGTGACTTCTATATCTAGAGGATTTAGACCTGAACATTTAGATACTGATCTTATAGTATTTATTGATACGGGTGCATATACAGAAACAGAAGGAGCAGCAATAAAAGCTTCAATGATAAATGTACACCAAAATATTGGATCTTCATGCAGTGGTTATACTGGTAAGTTATATGTCCTTCCTATAAGTAATTGTGGTTTTGCTTCTAATTTGACTCGTGGAAGTGCTAGTACATATTTATCTCATCATAAAATAATTGCTTCATTTGGAGTTGGTGTTACATTAACAACATCTGGTGCTTGGTCTACTATAACTCAAACATACTCAGCAGCAACAACACCAGTTGGATGGTGGCTTAATAAAGCTGATACAACAACTCTATCTGAACATTGTATGTTATTCTCATTTATTGATCAAGCAGATACAGTTACATGTGAAGGTACTACTTATCCATTATATTCAACAGCAACAGCAGGAGCAGCAATGCAAGCTCCTACTACTAGATATAAAGATGATTATGATGATGTAATGAATATTCTTGTAGATAACAACAGAAACACAACAGGTGATGCAGGAACATTTAAAGGACCAAGTACATGGGCAACTGCTGCAGCTATTAATACTGACTTTCCACTTTTACATAATGCACTATATAGATGTGATGGACATTATGTAATACCAAAACAAACTGGATTACATGCTGGTGTTGATGGACAAGATAAAGCTTTAATAAGACAAACAATTTTAGCTTGTAATGCTACATCAGGTTCAGCAATACCTGCTCTTACATCAATAGAATATGCAGCATATAGATTTGAGTCTGTATATTTAAATGTAGAAGGTATTACAAACTGGAAAAATAACTTAATTGTAACAGCTAATCCTTATAATTCAACTGTTACTACAACAAATGCAAACTCATTAGCTCCATTAACAGATCTTAATATAACTGTTGTTCCTTACATGGATGGTTACTTTGCAATTACAGGAAATCTAAATGATTCTTTCACAAATGAATTAAATAAGTTAACTTGTATGAGCTCAGTAACTGCAGCAAATGCTTGTCCTATTGCTGGAGTTTCAGTAACAATGGGAGGATCAAACACTTATCAAGAAGCAACTATAGCAACAAATACTTCTGCAGGAGCATGTACAAGAGGATCAGGTGCATCAATATATAATACTACTGGTATTGAATTTGATATTACTTCTAGAGCATATAGTACATCACAAGGTGCATTAGATAAGGATTATAAATTAGAATTAATTCATGATAGATGGTATGCTAGAGCAGCTGGAGGTACAGGTTTACCAGTAGCTCAGTATTCAAGAATATATCCACATTGGAAAAACCCTACAACATGTGCTTAATAAATAAAAATAAATAAAATGGGATGTAATTGTAATTCTAGTAACTGTAAGTCAACACCTTGTGCGTGTAAAGATACAGGTTTAACAACACCATGTGCATATTCACAATGTACTGGGGTTAATGTAGAAATGTGTGCAGAATGTTTATGTGCAGAATGTATAACATGGTGTCAAAATACTATTGAAGTAAAAGATGCTAGTAATAATATATTTACTATTGCTAAAGGAGAAAGATTTTCTGCAATATTACAAAGAGTAGCTCTCTTTATAAAAAACCCAAATACTGCTACTAGTTCTATACAATATTTGTATATTGTTAATAAGACTTCTACAACAGTTACATTAGGATGGGCAGGTGTTCCCGCTTCATCAGCTTCTTTAAACGTGAAGTTCAAAATATCAACAGCAGGATCATATACAGCTGCTCCAAGTGGAACAGCTATATCAACAGCATTAGCAACATTTACTGTAACAGGTTTAACTGCTAATACTGTATATAAATTCCAAGTTGATACAAATTTAGGTGGTACATTACACGGATCAGTAGAGACATATTGCACAACAAACCCATAGCGAGAGGAGTAGTGTTTTGTTGGTTTCATTGCACGCTTGCTGAGAAGGTCCTATGAAAATGGGGCCTTTTCTATTTTATATGTTTTTTTTTATATCTTTGTAGCACTAATCAAAATAATTTATATATGGATTCTATCCTTGAAAAAATCAAATCTTCTCTTAAATGGAAGAAGAACTCTGAGTATTGTGCAGAAAAGTTAAGCATCACAATAGATGACTATGATACATTAAAAGAATATGTAAAATCTAAAGAACTACTAGATGATGGTGCATCATCATATGAGTATGACTTAGAAAAAGGTCAAGCAAAAATGGAGACAGTAAGTTCTACTGAACCAAAATCTCCTGAAGAAATAATTGATATATTAAATATTGATATAACTCAGTGGAAGTTATCAAGTTATTGGAATAAACAAATGGGTGATCACTGGAGAGTTTCTGCAATGGTTACAAGACTTAAAGATAATGATGTAGATAATGTTGCTGAATTATTAAAAGGGTTTAAACCTAAAACATATAAAGAAGTTAAAAGAATTAAAACTCCAGGTAAAATTAAAACAGCTGGGGTTTTATCATTACAGGACATACATTTTGGTAAAGAAGGGAATGATACTATAGATGAATGTTTTGAAAAAACAATTAAAGATTTAATGGAAAGAGCTTCTAGCTCACACCATATAGAAAAAATGTATTATGTGATAGGAGGTGATGTAATCAACATGGATACATGGAATGGCTCTACTACTGCAGGAACGCCTCTAGACAACTGTATGACAGCCACAGAGGCATATGTACAAGCTTTTGACGCCCTTCAGTGGAGTATTAACTACATTAAACAATTTTGTGATGAATTACAAGTTATATATATACCAGGTAATCATGATAGATTATCATCATTTCATTTAGCTCATGCTTTATCTAAGTGTTTTGATAATCCAGAAATAGTATGGGATACTGTTTATCTAGAAAGAAAAGTATTTGTTTATGAAGATAACTTCTTTGCATTTGAACATGGTGATGTTAATACTAAGAACTCATTACTAGTTTACTCTATGGAGTATCCAAGACAATGGGGTAAGACATTATTTAGAACATTATATACAGGACATTATCATCACAAGAAAAAAATAGAATATATAACTGAACATGAGAATACAGGGTTCATGCTTAAAATATTACCAAGTCTTTCAAAGACAGATTATTACCATTATCATAATAAATTTATAGGTTCTAGGAGATCTGGTGTATTATCTTTACATAGTCCTACTAAGGGTGAAATATGTGAATTAACTTATTCTCCAGAATAATCTACTATTAAACTTTTATAAATGACTTATTTTTTGTAAATTATAACTATATATGTATGTTAAACAATTTTAAAAAACCTGATTTAAATAAACCCAGGTATAGAGAAAAAGTACATGGGCTATTAAACTCTAAAACTTTAAATGATTTTAAAGAGAAATATCCAATATATGCAGACATAGATAATGATAAACTTAAAAAGATAATTAAATGTTTCAATGGAAAAATATGGGAGAATGTAATAGATAATAGAAATGGTGTAGAATTACCAGATAGTTTAGGATACTTGTTCATAGGAACTTGTCCATCTCCAAAGAGTGTCAATACTGATTATTCAGTTTCTAATAAGTATGGTAAAGTAATTCAAAACAAAAACTGGGAAACCAGTGGGAACATTGCAAAGATATTCTACACAAACTATTCTACAAGATACCGTTTCAGAAACAGAGAGCTTTGGCAGTTTACAGCTATAAGACAATTTAAAAGGGCTGTTGCAAAAATATACCCTAAACAATGGAAAAATTACATTGTGATGGGTAATAAAAAAAGAGTAGCAGATATATATAAAAAGAAATAAAAAGCAATGACAACTATAGGAGATATTGTATCAAGAGTTAGGAATCAGATTAAAGGTGAAGTTCAAGATGCTTTTATGACTGATAGATTTATATACAGTATGGTTATTAAATATGCTCAACTTCTAATGAGAAGACAAGACCATGCTAATAAACTAATGAAATTTAATAGTGTTTGGCAAACTCTACCTTTTCTTGAACTTATAGATGTTGATAAGGTTGAGGCAGAGTGTAGTGGTATTCAGAGTGGAATTACAATCAAAAGAACAAAAGAAAAACTACCTACATTCTTTGAGGGATATTGGGGACCACTCATTAGGACCGTATCATCTATTGATGGCTCTATTGAATGTCAACCAACACAACCTGGTACTTTTACATCTATGAGTAAAACTACTTCCTTTAAGTATAACAAAAGAAAATATTTCTGGTTCTTGAATGATTATCTATACTTACCTAATGTGTATTGGGATGCAATAAAACTTGAAGGAGTTTTTGAAAAAGATATATCTAGTTTTACATGTGATACTAGTGATGATTGTTTACCAAGATATAAACAGCAAATTAATATTCCTGAATTTCTTTATGCAGAAATTGAACAACAAGTTCTTACAGTTATGTTACAAAGAATAAATATTCCAGCTGACGATTCAGATAACAAGAAAAACCCCCATAGATAATGAGTTTATCACATAAATATAGAACATTTGATCAACTTCTTGAAGATGTATCAGTAGACTTTTCTACATATGCATTAGAAGGAATGATAGAACCTCAACAATTAATTAAAGTTGCACAACGTGTTAACTATGATCTAGGTTTAAAGATACATCAAAGTAGAGAAACTATAATTGATGCTGAACATAATAAAGCACAACTTCCTTCTGATTTTACTACACTTAACTATGCATTTGTTTGTAGTGATTATAGAGTTGTAAACTCTCAACCATCAGGTACACACACTGATACTACACAACCAAAATGGGTTCCAGATCCTGGACAACCAAACCAATGTGAAAATCCAGCAGATTGTAAAGGTGTATGTGTAATTAAAACATGTCCTAAAGATGATGGTAGAGGAAGTACTACATATGGTGGTGGATATGTTGTATTGCAGAGATTAAATCCTGAAACATATAGAGAGTTTTCATCCTTCTTTCCATTACGTATTACAAATACAAGTAATGTAAGTTGTGAGTGTCCCAATTTAAATACACAATCTCCTAATGTAGCTGAAATACAAGATGGATATTTATTAACTACATTTACAACAGGTAAAATATATATAAGTTATCAAGGATCACTAGAAAATAATGATGGTGACTTATTAGTTCTTGATCATCCTTATTGTAATGAGTATTATGAATATGCCCTTAAAGAGAGAATATTAGAAAATATGTTATTTGCTGGAGAGAATGTTGCACAGCAATTAGGATTGATTCAGGGTAAATTAAAAGCATCAAGGAATAACGCATTGAGTTTTGTTAACACACCAGACTTTGAAGAAATGAGAAAACTATGGACTGTAAATAGAAGAGCACAAATGCACAACTATTATGATATGTTTAGAAGTGATGCCCCAAACCCTAGATCATAACTAATTGAAAAATGGCTAAAAAACAAACTCCAAACCCATCATTACCACAACAGACTTCATCAACAGAATCTAATCTGTTTATGAAAGGAATGATAAAGGACACCTTCCCTTCTATATCTGGAAAAGAAGTATGGGAACATGCTATAAATGTTATTAATAATTCAATTGATGGTGACACTGGAGTTATAGGAAATGAACCAGCAAATTTTGAATGTGCAGAAATTCCATATACTATAATAGGGTCAATACATATTTATGGTGATCATTGGGCTATTTTTTCTACAGATGACTTTTCCTCTGAGATAGGTACATTTGATGATAGTAAATGTGAATATACAAGATTAATAAATGATCAATGTTTAAACTTCAACAGGGAACATTTAATAATAGGAGCTGCTAAAGAAAACTTTGAATGCAAGTATCAAATATATTGGGATGATTCAGTAAATCCATCTAGAACTTTAACACTAGAAGATCCTCCATATTTAAGAATTGAAGTATCTGGACCAAGTTTAAATGGTGCTCCTTGTTCTATATATGAAAACATACAACCACTTACACTAGATTGTGAAAGAATAAGACTAGCCCCTTTAATTGATACACCATGTTTAGATCTTCAAAAAGCTCCAGAAGGTGGTTCATTAAGAAATGGTATGTATCAAGCTTTTATTGCTTATACTATTAATGAACAAGTATATGGAGACTTTATTGGTATTTCAAATCAACAGTCTTTATTTGAACATGATGATAGTGCAGGCTCTTTAATACTAACTTTATCACACCTAGATAAAAACTTTGATAATTATAAACTTGTAATTTTAGGTAATAATCAAGAAGAATTTAAATTTTCTGAAGTTGGTGAGTATAGTACAGAACAAACAACTATTAAACTAGATTATCTTGATCAAAAATTAAAGTCTGTTCCTACTGAGTATATGAATAAATTAACACCTGCATTAGAAAAGTCAAAAGGTATGTTTGTTGTCAATGACTATTTAGTTAGAACACAACCTACAAATCAATTTGATTTTAATTATCAACCTCTTGCAAATAGAATAGCTTGTAACTGGACATCTGTAGAATATCCAGCAGATTATTATTATAATGGAGGTAATAAACCAACATTCCTAAGAGACGAAAGATATGCATTCTTTATAAGATTCATATACAATACGGGTGAACGCTCATCATCATACCACATACCAGGAAGAGCTGCTACATACTATAGTGGAAGTGGTGTGTCTATGTTAGAAACTGATGTTATACCTGGAGATCCTAATGCATTAGATCCTACTGATCAAATATTTAAGGTGCATAATACAGCATTTGTTTCACAATTAAATGTAAATACAGTACAACCTGATGGTGGAATTCTCAGGACTAGAGGTGAAATGGGCTATTGGGAATCAACAGAATTATATCCGCAAGATGCAGTTAGGTGGGGGGATCTGTGTGGTATGCCAATTAGACACCATAAGATGCCTGATGAAAACACAGCTAATAATGGTACAACTGACAGAGCAACTCCAGGTGGAACTGGTATATATAATATTGCTGTAGAATTTACAGGTATACCATGGCCAAGAGATAATGCAGGTAATCTAATACCTAACATTGTTGGTTATGAATTTTTAGTAGGATCAAGAGAAGGACATAAGTCTATTTTAGGAAAAGGTATTCTTAAAAACATGGAACAATATATACCTTCTGATCCATCAGCAAGTGACGGATCTACATCTTTCTTTATACCTAATTATCCATATAATGATTTAACATCTGATCCATATATAAAAGGTCCTGGTGGTGGAGGTAGTGTAGGTTATGATAGTTGGTCAGGACTTGGTTATGAAGATTGGCTTCAAGGATGTGATAATCCAACAGGTCCCTATAATAGATATTCAAATAGTGTATTTACATTTCATTCTCCAGATTTAATGTTTAATAGACCTTTCTTAAATGCATATGAATTAAAGTCATATGGTGTTATATCAGGAACTCAAACAGGAAGATTTAAACCTTCAGAAAAACATCCAGGAGAAAAACTATTAAGAAACTCAACAGCTGTACTTGCAGCCTTCATAGGTGTAGGATATGCTATATATGCCATGAGAGGTTCTACAGACCAAAAGATGACTACAGGACGTGTTCTGGATATGGGTTATAGAGAAGAAGGAGAAATTACAAAACGTAGTGGAAATAATGGTACTTTTAGTGGAGGTGGTGCTTGGACAAATTTGGCTGGTTCATCTTATAATACAGGAACTTGGACTGGAGCAGGTGGTGGTAAAGGTACATTTAATGCATCAGCACCTAATAATGATAGGTGGCAATGGACTAGTGCTAATCAAATATCTGCAGCAAATAGAGCAAATTCACCTGGTACAGGTACTTATGATACTGCAGCCAATGGTTTGTTTCTTGGTTTAGGAGGAATTACTGGTGGAGCTGCATCAAATAAAGCAGGTGCTGTAACATGGCAAGCTGCACAAGCTACTAACTGGCAAGGTCAAGCTGGATCAATAGGACCTGGTCAAGAGATAGTTCAAAAAGGTACAAAGTTTAGTAATAAACCTTTTTGGATGGGTTTAATCAGTGGTGCACAAGAATTTATGAATTTTGTATCAACTGGTGGTCAAGAAATTATTGATTTAATTTATAATTTAACAAGCTTCAAACAATATGTTTATAAATATAATAGTCATGGTTGGTACAGAAACATGTCAGCAAATCCAAATGGATCAATATTTAGACACTCCGTAAATAAATCAAGGTATTTAAATGGTGCTATTTCTCAACTCACCCCAAGCATTAGAATTAATAATTTAAATAGACCTTTAACTGTAGCAGTTGAACTTGAAACTAATGGTAATGTAGATGTAAATGGACTACCCACTTCTAGTTTACCTTTACCTACGGGAGATAATTCTAAATATACTATAGGTACTGCACCAGGACAATGTGATTGGACTAACCCAGGAGGGGCAACTAGCTCAGGGATTGCAGCTCATTATTGTGCAATGAAGTATAATATAGATAATCAATATGGTCAACTAGAAGATATAAAACAAATACCTATTAGAGGATGCGTTGAATTTTTTGAAGACCAAATATTACTAGATGCAAGTGGTAACCCAATTATAAATAACTTAATAAGATTTAATTCTAAACCATTATTTGGTGGTGACTGCTATGTAAATAGATATACAGAGAAAGCTATTATGCCATTCTTCTGGGACTATTTAGCTGAAAATGAAAAAGATGGATTTGTATGGGATTATAGATTATATCCTAATGTACCGTTTCCAACATATTGGATGAATACTGAAAAGTATAGACTTGATGAATTAACAAAACAGTTAGGTGGTGTTAATTTCGCTTTTGCAATAGCTTCAGGTTTTAATGGTGCCTTCCCTAATGATTATTATTACATGGATAGAGATCCAGCATCATGTAGTGGAGGTGGTTTATTTAGTAGCTTTAATGATGCAACAAATAGTAATCCAGGTTCATTATTTACTATACATGATGCATACATGTATCTTCACTGTAATGGAATTAATGATTTCTTTGTTGAGTCAGAATTAAATTTAGCTCAAAGAGATTGGGGGGAAGATATTGAAAAAAGACATTATGATAGTTTAACCTTTTCTGCATTGACAGATCTATTTCATGTAGATGGAATAAAGAAGGGTAATTATTATAAGTATGATAAGTCATTAAGTATTGAACAAAACTATAGTAGGACATTATCATGGGGGTTCATCCAGCCTAGATCATATGATCCTACAGTAGCTGAAAAATGTTATATAACATGGAATAAAAGACTTGTGTATTCATTACAAGCTAAGAAAGAGGCTAAGAAGGATTTCTGGAGAGTCTTCCTTCCATTAAATTATAAAGAATTTAAGGACTCAGTTAATACTATTAAACCAATTAGCAAGACTGGTGCCATTGTATTATTTCCAAAACTTTCTCCACAAATATTTACAGGTAATGATGAACTAACTACAGATGCTGGAACTAAAGTTGTTCTTGGTGATGGAGGATTATTTGCTGAAAGAAACTGGAGGGATATAGTAAACTCAGATATATCTCATGAATATGGATCATCTGAAAGTTCAAGAGCAGTGTTAAATACACCAATGGGATTATTTTTCATATCTCAAGAACAAGGAAAGATATTTCAAACAGAAGGTAATTCACTAATCAATATTACTAATACAGGAATGAAGTGGTGGTTTAATAAATACTTACCATCACAACTATTAGCAACGTTCCCTGATGCTGAAGCATGTCCACAGATGATTGATAATCCAGTAGTATCTGCTGGTTGTCAAACTGTATATGATACAAACAATGATATTGTTTATTTTTCAAAAAGAGATTTTGCAGTAACTAATGCATTTGCAAATCAGTCAAACAACTGTATAGAGTATGTTCCATGTGAAGGGTTTTATCTAAATGAAACAATATGTAACGGTGCATCACAAATAGTAACATGTCCAGATGGATATACTTATAATTCTGTTTCAGAAATGTGCGAGTTGATTACTTATGATTTACCTTTTGGACCACCAGCACCTGCATGTAAATTAGATATTGTTCTTTCTATTGATGCTTCATACTCAGTACCTTTACAATCTAATGTTAATAGCATGAGGTTAATTGTTCAAGGTATTTTAGATGTGTTTGATAATGCTATGTCATTAGGTGATACACAAATAGGTATTATGGCTTGGGGAACTAGAGCATATGATGAAGGATCATTTAATGCTACTGCAATTGCATGTAATGGATTAAGAGCACCTGTAGCATTAACTTTTAACCCAAACTTATTAAATCAAACTACAGGTTTCATGAGTGAGTATACTTGTGCTTCTGGTACTTCAGCTTGTTGTCCAGGTGTACCTTGTGGTGGTAATGATTGTAATGTTACTGGGGGTACAGGATATGGAGATGCAGTATGGTCAGGTACAAACTGGTTATTTAATCCTACACCAGGACCAGGTGGTACAGGTGCAAGACCTAATGTACCTAAAAAATTAATAATATTAAATGATGGTTGGGATGCAACATCAACTGGTTGGGGTGGTACTAATCCAGATTCTACTGGAGCAGATAGAGCACTTACAAGACCTAATTATATAAACCTAGGTCAAACTTCTTCATTTGTAGCAACACCAACAACACCTCCTATGGTAGCAACAGCTCCTGATACAGGTGTTGTAGGTAACATAAGTGCTGCACAACCTGATAACTTAGTTCAGTGGATACAAACTAATATTCATGCAAATGCACAATATCAAGATCCTACTAATTCAAACTTTCTAGGTCAGTTAGAAATAATCCCTGGATGGTTAAAAAATAACAATACTCCAACTGCAGCTGAAGAAGCTTATGCACAAAGTATTGCTGGATATGATGCTATAACAGGAGATCCTAATCCATATATGGCTGGTGACTTTCAAGCAGCTAATGTACAAGGTATTATAAATGACTTAGTTGAAAAAATATGTCCAGGTATTTTACCAAATTGTCCATCTGGTTGTACACCAGTTATACAAGGAGGTGTACCAATGTGTGAATGTATAGATGAAGTTCCTGCTACATATGAAGATGTATTAACTTATATACCTTACCAATTAGAGAATCCTACATACTTCCAAGATGTTTCATGGACAGTTAGTTATGATCCTAAAGCAAAAGCATGGATCTCATTTCATGATTGGCATCCTGAATTAGCATTCAATAGTATCAATCATTTCATGACATCTAAAACAACAACAACTGAAATCCCACAATGTCCTCCTGGATATTCATTTAATAGTACTTTAGATGAATGTTGTATCACAGTAGCAGGATCTGATCCAGCATTTGTTGAAGTAAAATATATTCCATCAGATACAACTGTAGTAGATTCAGTCCAAACTGCTTTTTCAGTAGATACAGATATTGCATTAGTAATGGATGTATCTGGATCAACTGCTCTACCTGGATGTATAATACCTTTCCCTACTAATTGTACATTTGGTGTACTTAGTGCACAAGTAGATTTTTGTACAGCATTTGTAAATGTTATGTCTCCTGGTATGGCATCTGGAACTAACAATGTAAGAATTGGATTTGGAGTATGGGATAATGCAAATAGTGCTCAGGTAACAGGTTTAACAAGTAATGATTCTACTCTAATAGATCCTATAGCAGGTTCAATAAGCACCTATGATGAAACGTCTGCTTCATATACAGCAGGAGGTACTAATTATGAAACAGCTGTATTAAGAGCAAGAGCAATGTTATCTGGATCAACAGCAACAAAAAAAGTTGTAATAATAATTACAGATACACAAAATAATACATGTGCTGCGTCCCCTCCAAATAATATTTCTGCTGATTTATGGACTTGGAATGCAGCAGGTGGTGGTGATGTTGATACAATTGCTGTATTTGCTGATACTGTTGCTCCTGCAAATAATGGATGGTGGACTAATTTAAATTGTTTAGTTCAACTTGGTACTGCTGCACAAAGTATTGGTAATGATGCATTTGCAGTTGATTCTTCAAATTATGGAGATGTTGCAGTTAGTGTTATGAATTCACTTATTAGTTGTGATTGTCCAGTAAATACAGTTCCAGATATACCATCTATTCTTTGTAGTCCTGATCCTGGTGACCCATTACCACAATGTGTATCATGTGAATGTCCAGCTGGATATACGCAAGTACCTGTTAATCAAGTTTGTAATTCATTAAATCCACCAACATGTAAGAAGGTAGATTGTAATTGTCCACCTATACCTGTATTAGATCCTTCATTAGCTACTACTTGGTTTGAGGCTGGAACACAATGTGATGATTTATTTTTAGTTGATACACCTGGTTATGTAAATCCAAATCCACTTATATGTAATTGGGAATATAAACAATGTGTACCTGCAAATTATACAGTTGGTGGTATGTGGAAACACAATGTAAGAAATGATCTGTTTGTAAACTATTATGGAGAAGATTTCCCTTGGGAAGTTACACTAATAGAAAACACTGGTCAAGTTGTCAATACTCTAAGAAGTATAGAGTACCAACAAGAATCATATGTATATAAGAATTTTAACTTACCACGTCCTCAGCAGCTTATAGGTACAGATAGATTCCATGATTTAGATTGGAACTTTGATGAAACAATAATATATAATTCAGAACAGGTATCAGGATTATTAACTCTTGATCTTACTCCTAAGAATAATATTGTTTTACTTAATCAGTATCCTATAATTAATAATCCAACTGATATACAAATCCTATATTCTAAAGAAGAACAGAAATATAGATTTAATCAGTTCTGGGATATTACAGATGATAGAGGTGAGTTCACTGGAGTTGAAAGACCTATATGGATAACAACATTAAATGGGTATATTAAAAACTTAAATCAAGCAAATCTTAATTATATTAAAGCACCTTTGCAGCGTAAGAAGTTTAGACATTACTATAATATGATTGTATTAAGAAAGAACGTATCAGGAGACAGAAAGATGTTACTTAAATTAAATAATACTAAAATGAATATATCATTTAGATAATGGCATATAGTATAGACGGATATAAAAGAGATAGTAAGGATGTAAAGAAACCTTCCAACTTGATACCTTCAGGTAACATTACTATGAAGGGTGTAGACTTTCCTGTGATGGGTACAGACAATCTTGGTAATCAACAACTTATGCAACCTGGTCTTGATTATCAATTTCCTGGTAGTGAAGTCTTTGAACAACCTATGCAAAATCTAACGCAAGATAAACCTAAGAATCAAGTAAAGAAAAGGAAAGTAGATAGAGATAATAAATTAATCACAAACTGGACTTCAGAAATGGGTGATGTATCTTCACACAAAATGACTAGTATGTCATTTACTGATGATGATGGTAATCCAATATATGTTGCTATTCCAATGTTGTTTCCTACTATTGAAGGACAAGAAACTCCTGATCCAGCATCATGGACTCAATTTGCAGAAGGTGATGAGATGTCTGCTTTTGAAATGGCTATGCAAAGAGGTGAAGTGTATTACTTTAATTCTGAACAAGAATCACATAAGTTTGCTAAAGGTTCTTGGAAAACTCCAAACTTAAAGAAAAGAGATGGTGGTTTAATAAAGCATCAAGACATAGGGTCTAACAATCATATTATAAATAATAGAGACTTAAGTGACCCTAATAGGAAGTTTATGAAGCCTACAATAAACTTAAGTAATTATGATGAGCTAGAAGAAACATTAGGAGATACGTCTTGGGTGGACATAATGTCAAAAATGTCTGAGGAAGAGTTTAACAATTTTGTTGCACCTTATAGTAAAAGAACAGATAGTTTAAACAATCTTAAAAGGTTTACAGGTGATGAGAGATGGTGGGCTGGTAATCTTGCTAATGTTATTTCTGATGAAGAATATGCAAAGGCAAATGAAAATCGTAAATGGACAAGAGACAACCATAGAAAAGGGAACCTTCCTAATTATAGTGAAGTGGCACCACTTGGAAAATCTACAGAAGATGTATTTTATGATGCTGAAAAAGCTTACTATAATACACCAGTACACACTAAAGAAGAACTTAATGCTGACTTTGATACTGCTTATCCTTATACATTTAATTCAGTTGCTGGAACGGATCCTTTAAATAAGATACCATGGAAGAATGAGATGAAGGATGATCCAGAAAAGTGGGAGGGTTCGTGGTCTGATTATATAAGAAGTACAGATATACAACCTGACTATTATGAAATAGGGGACATAACCCTTGCTGAAGAAAGTAATCCATTTCATTTTGTATATGACGGTGGAGATCAAGATGGAGAGACAGTTAATACAGCAGTTCCAGATAAAGGGATAAAAGATATACAAGATGTACGTAGTCATGATGAATATATGAAATGGTATGATCATCATAAAAAGAGCGGTGTTCTTAATAATAAATCTAAAAAAGATATGGATTATTGGGAAGCTTTAACTGATAAAGATAATAATGTATGGACATCTAACTTTAAATATACAGATGCATCACCAAGATATAAGGAACTAGATTTCCTTGAAAACCCTAATATGAATATATCAGATGGGGAAAGAGGGAGATTATCTGATAGATCTGAACAGTCGTTATCAAGATTTGAAACATTAACGGGTAGAGATAGAAAGATGTATAATGATAACCATTTAAATGAAATGGAATATTTTAATTCAATTGGTATATTTGAAACTCCTTTAGATAAACCTATTGCCTACTATCCTAAAGAAGAAAGGATGGAGTTAATGAAAGTATTAAATGATTATGAAAAGAAACAAAATTCTGAAAATACAGCTTGGACAATAGATTATAAAAATTCTGAGTTTTATGGTAAAGAAAGAACATATAAGTATGGTGGTTCACTTCCAAAAGCTCAATTAAAGCAAGTTAAGAATGCATATGCTTTAACTAAGAGTTTAATTAAAGGTAAGCAGTTAGGTAAGGTTTTAAATAAATCATTAAAACTTAATGAATTTATTCCTAAAGCATCAAAGGCTCCAATCATACCAAAAAATAAAATAGCTTATGTAACTCCTATAAATACAGATGTAAACATAAACATAGGTAATGATATAATATCTAATAACAAAACTGTAAATGCTGATAATAAATTTAGTTTACAATCAGATGTCTTTAAGAACAAAATACCATTAACAAGAGTATTAAGTTCTAAAGGTTTAAGATTTACGGATGGTAAATTATTTAGTTCAACAGAACCACATACACATTATAAATCAGACAGCAGAGGTGAGGAATTTCCTCTTCGTTTAAAATCAACAAATAGAAATACCACACATTGGTCTTATGGTCATATAGGTAATCCTGGACATGGGGGTGGAAGTTGGTCAAAGAAGTCTACAGCTATCATTAATGATTATGAAAATTTGTCAAAATCTGGACTTGCCCTAGATCTTGATCCAACTGATACATGGTTCTATTCTAAAGGTAATTTTGAAATACCTGCTAATTCATTAATCTTGACTAGAGATAAGACGTTATATAAGAAAATAAAAAAAGAAACAAATATTACAAATATAAAACTATTTGAAAATACTAATAATGAAGATTTTGAAAGTATTGTAAACTCATATTCTACAAGAGGAGGAAAAGGAGCATATACTAGACCAACGGATGATATGATAAATCCTAAAGATCAGTTTTTTAATGCAGGAGAAGGTGAAATGATAATGAGAGACTATATGATAAAAAACTATAGTAAAGGAGATGATGTATCTTTAACACAGACTGCGGATCACTATAAACCTCATCAGTGGCAAGGACATGATTTTGATTGGGTACACCCCTTTACTGGTAAAAAATCAGGTATTACAACAATGCATCCAGATTTTGATCATTCTTATATGGATCTTGGAGATCCTTTTGGAGGAGGTCAGAGTAAGGCACACTCTGGTTCTCCATTATCTACTATAGAAAGAATGGAATATAATTGGGGAGATAATATGACAACTAATCATGGATTATACAGTAGTAACAACAGATGGGGCAATGGTGATAGATCAGGAAGCTTAGATATATTAGCAAAATTACCAAAAACCATACAAGTAAATGAAATGGAGAAGGTAATGAAAACCTATAAAAATCAACGTGAAGGTCTTAGACTTCAACAAGAACTAGCAGAATTAAACGGGTTTAAATCATATAAAGAATTCAAGAACTCAATATCAAAACAAGAATGGTTAGATTTTAAGAGAGATGGTGGCTCACTAAACAAAGCACAATGGTGGAATCCTAAGAATGCATATGCTTTAGCTAATACTATATCTAAATCATTTAAACCAGCTAAATCACTTCTTCCTAAACCTAGTTTTAAAAATATAAACTACCAAAAATTATTACCTTTTACTGAATCAGGTTCTACTCTTGTTCCTCAAACCCATATGAGTAGTGGGAAGGAAGGAACTAGTATGGATCTATCAGAGACATTAAATTCTATTTATGCTGATAACAAACCTATGTGGTTTGGTCCTACTGCAACAAGTAATAGATATAGAATGACAGATGATAATAATAAATTTATTCCAACAATTCCTGGACAAGGTGGACTTTTTCAAGTAGGTTCTGGAAGACTTGGTAATACAGGTAAACCAGGTTTTGATGAAATACCATTTACAGAAGCAACAATGCCATTTGGTGGTCTGGCAAATGATGGTTACCACCTTAATCTAGAAACTGGATTGCCTAATTACAATGATCCACTAATGGATCACAAACTTTTAACAAAAAATGCTTTTCAAAATAAGATTGATGGTGTTTTTAATCCTAATACTAAGTTTAAAATATTTAAGAGTGACCTCTCCAAAGGTAATCATGCAATGCACCAGAAATGGTCAGACAAAGAACTTGCTAAAATTAAAGCAGATGGGTATGATGCTATTCAACTTGTAGATCAAAATGGTAATCAGATAGAAAATATATTACTTAATAAAGAAAAGTTTAAGATAAATAAGATCAATGATATGGATGTACACATTGACAATCCTGAATTCAAATATGGTGGATCACTACCTAAGGCTCAATGGTACAATCTAAAGAATGCATATAATATCGGTAAGGGTTTAGTAAATACAATAAAGAGTCCTTTTATTAATGATTTAGTGCAAGGTAGTAATAAACTCTATAGGGGTATAGGACCAGCTGGATATAATAGTGCAGTAAATACTGGTAAGATACTATCAAATGTAAACCCAACTGCAGTAAATGAAGGTGCTTTTAATTTAACAAAGAACTTTGGAAATAAAACTTTTTTCACTCCTAATGTTGAAACAGCAAGTAAATATGGTGATGGTTATATAGCTGAAATAAATAATGATGTTAATGATTTTAGTAATAGATATAATTCAGACTGGAGTCAGTTTACAACTGACCCTGTTTTCTTAAGTCAATCTAACATATATAAAATGAATATGTTAGGAAATTATAAAAGAATACTTTCTCAAAATACAGTAGGAGATCATAGTAAAATAAACTTTTTAGATAATGTTAAACTTAGGACAAATTATACATCTAGTACAGGTTTAGATTATTATGGTCATAGAAATGTTAAACATAATATAAAAGGAGGATGGCCTACACAGTTAGAGGTTGAAAAACTAAAAAAAGATTCAGGTTTAACACTAACACAAGATAACTTAAGAAGTTATGTAGAAAAGATTGGTAAAGTTGGCGGTGGTAAATATCCTAAAACAACTTTATATAGATATGGTGATATGGCTACAAATGCAGCTGGTAATAAAGACATGGGTTACTATTCAGCAGATCCACTTGATCCACTTAGATACAGTGAAAGAGCAGATAGAACTTTTAATGGAAGTGTTTTTAAAATTGATGTTGAAAATGAATTACTACCAGAATTTTATAAAGGAATAGGATTTGGTAACCAAGGTAAAGAACCAGGATTTCAATCAGGAACATTATTTAAAGAATTTGAAGTTCCAGAAGATTTTTTAGGTAAATTTGGAAATCAACAAACTTTCAAAACTTTATCTGATTATAAAAAATGGCTTAATACAGTTAAGCAATCTGGAGGATCATTAACTAAACATCAAGTTCCTAAATTAATTAAAGGTGCATTAGACTTAGGTAAGAAGGTGAAGAATATTATTTCTCCTAAAAATGTTAACTCAATTATAGATTGGAGTAAAGTCAGTCCTGCAATATTAGCTAATAAAAACTTATTAAGTGAATATGCTGATATAGAAATGGCAACTAAAGCAAATGCAACATGGATGAAGAATGATGATGGTACTTCTTTCTGGGGTACACCTCAACAGTTTATTCAAGTAAATAGTGAGGCCTTTAAAAACTCTTATCCAGAAGGTTATAAAAGAGTATTCAGAGGTGAGTCAGGTACTTTGAAATTAACAGATCCTCTTTATTCAGGAGCTGCAGATATAGAATCAGGTAATAAAGGTATATTTACAGCAAATGAAGGTTTAGCTAAACTATATACAAACGATTATAGATTAGGGTCAAATAGTAGTATTCTTCAATTAGCAATACCTAGTGTTAGTGATGGTAGCAAATACTTAAATATAAACGGTCTAGGTAATGATTGGACAGATCTTAGTTCTATAGGTACTACAAAAAAGACTCTTGAACTAAATATAAAGAATTTAGAAAATAACATAAAGAAGGATGCAGAAGGATTTCAATGGGCATCTGGCAGTGGTAGTTTAGAAAGTTATGATGTAAATAAACACTTACAAAGTTATAAAGATTTTTACAATAACTATGATGAGATAGTTGCTAATCCTATCTATAAGAAATTACTTGAGTTTAAAGAAGCTGCTTGGGAAAATGACAAAATTCTTAATGGGGGAAATTTAGCAGGACGACAAAGTTTTGGAACTGGAGATGTAGGTGACTTTATGGAAAAATCAGGTTTAAATAATATAAGATTAAACTATATAGATGATGGTGGTTTTGGAGATGTAACACTTAACAACCAGATACCAGGTAACTATCTAAAATCTCTAACAAATAACAATGGTAGATTTAATCTAAAAAACCCCAACATGAATAGACAAAAAGGAGGATCACTACCAAAAGCTCAATTGCAATATTATGATAAAGCTAAAAAAACATATGATTTTGTTAAAGGATTATGGACTGTTGCTAAGCCTGTTTCAAAACTTGTAATACCAGGAAGGTCAGCTACTGATGTGGCTCATAAAATAAAACCATTAATTAATAGTTACCAAAAACCAAATTCTGCTGGTGTTGCAAGTTTGATAAATCCTAACTGGACTGTTGATGAAGGTGGATTATATGAAGGTATGGATAGTAGAGTTAGAACATTTATAGAACCAGGCCAGTATGGAATAAATGAACCTATAAGACTAATGGATGGTAATACTAGATTTCATTATGGACAGAGTCAAGGAAAAGATTGGGACGAATGGTATAGAACATTTCAGCATAATAACCAATCTTTATATCCAGAGATAGCTGAAAAAAATCTTACTCTTGAAAATGGAACATGGAGACCTAAAACACAGCTTGAACTTGATGATGATATACCAACAGAAGTTTGGGATCCTGTACAACAGAAATTTGTTAAACAAAATTTGAAAACAAGACCCTTTGCTGATCCCACATCCCTATATAGAGCTGTTAATGCTCCTGATATTCAAACTGCTGAAAAGTTTGGAACTACAATTCCTTCACTCAATTCTGGTGCAGATGGGAGAAGGACAGGATATACCGACTTACAAAAAAACACTCCATATGATGTTTTATTTACAACACCCAATGCAGGTTGGATAGGTGGTTCAGGTGTTGATGATCCATATAATTTATTTAATTTATATGCAAAAAAAGATCAAGGAAAATTTATAGTTAAAATGCCAAGAACAAATGGTGCTGTTGAGAGTTTAACTCAAATTAATAATAGGACAGATATTTTAAACAATTCTCAATATCCGTACAGTGGAAACACTGGTTCAGTTTGGAATGAAGCAACTGGTAAATTTGATATACCTACACATCTTGGTTCAGGTATATTCAATACAGTCTCTGGTAAGCCTGATTTAAGTTTAATACCAGAAGGATCAATTGTTAATCCAAATTATTCAAGTTTTAATGGTAACCAGATAACTCCAATATTTGGAACAAAAGGAACAACAGTTAGAAACGCACAAGATGTATTACCAATAGAAGACTATTTCAAAAAACTAAAAGAAGATCCTAATTGGAAATTTAATAAAGGAGGATCTGTAAAAGCTCAATATGTAGGTGAAACTAAAGAAGATATAGATTGGACAGGTACAACTCAAGGTGAGATACCAAGCAATGAACCAGACTTAGATCTTTTAAAGCAAGGTGTTGGTTATGCTGAAAGTCTTAATGGTGAGTTGATGATTAATTCTCAATCTACTGCAACAGGATTATATGGTCAAAGATTTTCTGAAGTAAAGAAAGGTAAATTATATGATGGAACAAGAGAAGAATTTGCTGTAGATCTTGATGCTCAAAACTCTTTATTTGAACAAAGATACAATGGAGAAATAAAAGATATACCAGGATTAAAACAAAGTGGTATAGATCTATATGAAGAGTATAACACACAAATAACAGACTTTCCATACTCAACAACTGAAGTTGCTGCACTGGTAAACTTCATAGGTAGACAAGGTACAAGAGACTACCTAGGATACGTTCTAAGAGACGGTAATACATTAGAATCAGTATTCCCTACTAAGTATGGATCAAAAGCAAATCAGTCAAATAAGACTCCAAATGAATATATCACTAAATTTAATGAAGGTTTAAATATAAAAAAGAAAGGAGGTGAAGTAGATAAGCTTACTGAAAGATTGATAAAGAAATATGAAGAAGGAGGAACACTTACACCTGCAGGAACTAAACATTTAAAGTCTCTAGGGATGATATAAGAATGGATATAATTAGACAATGTCCTAATAATTTAGTATATTATAAGTGTATAGTGCTAAATATTAATTAATTGAGCAAATGGCAAAAGAATTTCCAGATAATAAAACTTTAGAAGTTTACCAGCAAGGTGGTGCTACTCAGAGTGTTAACTCATGTCCAGAAGCTATATCTGATGACATGATAAATATAGATAATAGAGAACGTTCTATTGTAAGATCTAACTATAGTAAATCAAATACAGAAAGCAAATGTGGAAATTGTATCTTTTTTGACATATCTAATAGGATAAAAAAGTGTGCAGATACTAAGTCAGATAATAAAGGATACTGCTGGGATCAAGAGTTTGTATGTGAATCTCAAAATATTTGTGATATGTGGGAAGAAGGTGGTCCAATCAAGTCTAACAAAGACTCATATGCACAAGATGAATCCTCTAATGAGTTTGAACAAAATAAAGCAGAAGTTGAACAGATACAAACTCAGAAACAGATGCCTGTGTTTAATGAGTCTCAACAACAACCAATGGCTCCGCAACAAGGTGCACCACCTCAAGCAATGCCTCCTCAACAACAAGCTCCTGCACCACAAGAACAAATGCAACCTTCATTTGCATATGGTGGATCTTTAAGGAAGGCTCAAGAGCAACATGAAACAAATCCTATAAATCCTGTAACAGGATTACCTTTTGAAGATGATATGTTGGCAGCAAAGAAAGAAAGAGATTTACAAGCTGCAAAAGAAAGAGAAGCAATATTAGCTCAACAAGGTCAAGATAATAATACAGATATATATGATGAAGCAAATCCTAAAGAAGCAGGTTCATCACTTAAAGATAAATATAAAAACTGGAGAACTAAAAGAGCAATAAAAAAATATCAAAAGAGTTTAATCCCAGAAGCTCCATTTATGATGTATAACTCTGATCCTTCACAAGGTGTTCTAGGAGAGATAGGTAATTGGATGAAAAGTGCGAAGAAAGACTTTACTACTAATTGGGATAATAATAATAAGAAAAGTAACTATCAACAATTTAAAGTTTCAAATCCACATGATGATGTAAGATTCTTTGATCAAGATAATCCTGATGCACCACTGCTCAACTATGGCCAGAAGAATTCTAATGATTATAACAAGTTCTCTACTGACAGAACATCAGCATTTCCAGAACTATATCAAATATCATCTATGGATAATGAAGGTAACATAAGTTACACAGGAGAGAAGTTGTTAGGGGATATGGTTGAAACAGAATACATGCCTGATGCTGTTCACATTCAACATACTGAAGATGGAACAGGAGTTACAGGAGCATACATATATACTGGAATGAGTGATGCTGGAAAAAAAGAATATGAGTTTGTTCCTTTTGATAAAGAAAATCCTACTCAGATTTCAGTTGGACCATCTAAGCAAAAACGTGCTGAACAAGAAATGGCAGATAAGAATATATGTATAAATGCAGGTGGTGAATGGGATGCTGGAGTATGTACATATCCTGATGAGACAACTAAGAAAGATAATTTACAAAAGAAGAAAAATGAGAACTTTAAAAAGACACCATTAAATATAGAATTTGATAAAGATAAACAATTTGGAGGTACTCCAACATTTGCACATATGAGAGATGGAGGTTCTCTGTCAAAGTTTCAAAGTCAAAGTGAATGGACAGATGAACAACTAAAAACATATCTAAAGTTGCAAAATGAAATGCTTGTTACTGGTGGTGTTGATGGATCTAAAATTGATCTATCTAAAAAAGATACTTGGCCTAGTGTTAAATTTTCAGTTTCAGATGGTACATATAATACAATGTATCCTTGGTTACCAGATATGTCTACTAAAGAAGGTAAGTCACAAATGTATAATTTACATAAAACTGCATCAGATAAATTTCCTGATCAAACATACATGCCTGGTGTATATTGGGGATCAGATGATGAAGGTGGTGCATATCCATATCTAAATGAAACTGTTGAGGGTAAAGAAGAAAGAGCACGTCATACTGCATCATTGCAACGTGACTTTGCAACATTACAAGAAGCATTAGCATTTGCTAAAAAAGGTGGATATAATACTGAAGGCTTAAGTGTAAATGGTGTACCTATACAAAACGTTAGTAATATAGGTAGTTCTGCCGATGACATAGACTATGGTGCAGAAGGGAACTTTAATAGAAGAAGGTTGGGTATTAATAGAAGTGTAGGAACAGATGATTTAACAGGTACAGTTTATGATGCAGCATATAAACCATATCAAGAAAAATTACAAAAGGAATATGATAACCATTATGCTACTAAGTCTGGTGTAGATAATTGGTCTATGGAAAAATTTATGAATGAGTATGATCATAGTGGATACAAGCAAGACTGGCAAGAAGTTACTGCAGATAACATGGAGGATGCTATAAATTATTCAGGTAATCAAGCCTTTGAAGGTTCCATGGGAGGTTATGGTGGAGGTGCAATAGGATATAATTCTGGTAATAGTGAATACATTATAGGAAATGATACATTACCTAATCCTCAATTTCAAGATCATGGAAGGAATAAAGAAATGACTACTGATATGGGTTATATACCAGGATTGGTTGGAGGAATGGGTGGATTAAAACTAGGAATGAACTTAGCAAAATATGTAGGAGGTTTCAGTGTTCCTTATACACAAGGAGCACTTACTTTTGGTAATGTAGCTAATGGAATGATGGCAACTAATGGTGTAGTTAACACTCTACCAACTGCAGTTAATAATTTTAAAGAAGGTGACTGGGAGGAAGGGTTGATGAATACAGCTTTTGGACTTGGTGAAATGACAGGGTTTGGAAATATGGGTACTAATATTTTACCAAAAACATTTAATCAAGTCAGAGGTCTTAACTCAACAATGCCTGCTTTAAATATTAAAGGTCAATCTAAAATTATGGAAAGTTTAAACGCAAATAAGAATTTGAGAACATTCAATGCAAATCCTCTTAGTAAAAGACCTTCACAGCTAGGTATACTTAAGGATTATATGAAAACTAATTATACTAATAAGTTGATTAATCCTAACTTTGCCCCAAAAGTATTTCCAACTAACTATACTCAATTTCCAGGAGTTCCAGGGTTAAAATATGGAGGCTCTTTACCTAAAGCACAAATACAAAATGGTGCACATGATGTAGCAGCTAATTATCAAGTAAATCCTGCACAGTTTGATTATGATACAAATATGCCTAAGGAAGGAGCAATTAGTGCATATGGAGATGTATGGCAAGGAGGACAATGGGTAGATGCTACTGTAGAAGAACAAGGTTTTAATACTCCTAATTCAGAACAGTTTGGAAATGTAAAAACTGCATTCTCAGATGAGACAGGTGTTACAAACCGTAATGCAAATTATGATCCAGATAGAGCATATCCTTTTTCAGCAAATGCAATAAACAAAGATATAAAATCTGCAGCAGCTAATAGCTTTGATGTAAGAAGAAAAGACATAGATATGAATACTTATAAACCTGAAGATGGTTCTATAAATAAATCATATGGTGATATATATAATTCTGAGAGTGGAAACTTTGATGATAATCAATTTACACCAATGTTTGATCAAACAGATGATTTTGCATTTGAAGGAGATAATAATACATTAAGTAGAAGACAACTTAGAGATGTACGTCAAGATAATAGAAGACAAGCTAGAGCTGAAGATAAAGGCTTTGGATCTTATGAAGATATGCAAACTGATAAGAGTGAAAGAAAAGCAGAGAAAAGACAAAGGAGAAAAGATAAAAGAGATAGATGGGGTGAAACACCAGGGGCAAGGATGACTAATAAAGTGAATTATGCATTAGATAGTAATCTAGGTCAACTATTTCAAAAAGGATCTAAAGCTGCAGTAGAAGGAGCAAAAATTATAAATAATCAGTTTGATGGTTATAATGAAGATATGGAATCAGAAAAAGTTTTTGCTGGTAGATCAGCAGGATCTATGTATGGAGTAACAAGTTCTGATGCATTATCAAGAGGTGAACATGATAAAAACACTGGTATTTTCCAACCAGATGATAAAGTAATTTCAAGATGGGGTAAGTATGGTACTGAACTACCTAGAGCACAAGGTCAAATGGAAACTGCTAGTATATATGATATACCAAATAAGGATGGTTCTTATAATGATCAAAATTGGTTTACAAAAGCTAATCATGGATTTAGTGAGGGGGTGTATAATGATGCACAAAGAACAAATCATGGGGTGGCACCAATTGTAGGTGGTGGTATAATAGGTAAGATGGCAGACGTAAAAAGCATATATGATTTTGGTAAGAGTGCATATGATGGTGTAAGTAATTGGATAAATGAAGAAGAGGTAGATGAAATTGCTGGAACACCTGAAGGATATGCTATGGATATGGCTAAGTATGGAGGTCACCTGAAAGCACAAAATCAAAAGGAAACTGGACTAAAAGAATTTTGTGTTAATGGACCAATAATTGATTCAGGAGGTAGAGTTTTTTCTCAATGTCAAAATAGAGATTTTGATTCTAAGCATGACTTAAGTTTATATGGAACAATGTCAATGGGTAAATTAAATGATGAATTTACATCATCATTTGGATTAGCTCCAGGATATACTTTCAATCCTAGTGGAGGAACAAATGGTCTTAAAACATACGTTGGTGGAAACTATGGTTTACGTGCTACTGAAGATTCTAGTGTAGATGATGGATTGAATGGAACTACTGTGGATATGGATAATTATATGAAACTCTTGGCTTCAGTAGGATATACTGGAGAAGTAGGTGGTAACAATACTCAATATGGGTTTGGTGCTTATGCTGATAAAGATCTAATGGGTGATAATGGTACTACTTATGGTGGCTATGCTAATGTTGGACCTGTTACTTTTAAGGGAGGAATCAATCCAAACACAGGTCCACAATTTTCTTTAGGTATAGGGGCACATCTTAAACAAAGAGGTGGTGAACAAAAACAAAAAACAGTAAGTGTAAATTCAGATATGTATTACGAATTAATAGCTGCAGGAGCAGATATAGAAATTATATAATTATGAAAGTCAAAATAAATAAATTACCTGAAGGGTATAAAGTTAAAAATGGACAGATTGTAAAAGTCATGTCTATGGGTGGTGTTCCTTATAGTAATACTATAGGGCCTATTCCTGAACAGTTTGCTAATCTAGAAGCTGAAAAAGGTGAGACTGCACTTACTGATTTAACTAATGATGGAAACTATGAGCTATATAATATAGGTGGTAGAAGACATCAAGATGGTGGAACAAACTTAAGTTTACCACCTCAATCTTTTATCTTTTCTGATACAGCAAAGATGAAACTTAATAAGGCACAGCTACAAGACTTTGGTATCAACTCTACAAAGAAGATGTCACCTGCTGCAGTATCAAAGAAATTTCCATTAAATAGATATTACTCTATTCTTAATGATGAGTTTGTAGATGATATAGCAACAAGAAGTTCTGAACTAATGTTAGATAAAAACAAAATGCAACTTTCACATTTAGCATTTGTATCAGAAAGTAAAAAGAAATTTGAAGACGGTGTACCATTAGCAGCATACCCATACTTAATGTCTAAGGATATTGATCCACAAGAATTTGTTCAGAAAGTAAATAAGCTAAATGAGGAACAAGCTCAAATGCAAATGATTGATCAATTACCACCAGAACAACAACAAGAGTTCTTAGCATTACAAGATTTTACAGGAGGACAAGGAGGTCCCCCACAGGGAGGACCACAAGGAGGAATGCCCCCAATGGGACCACCACAAGGAGGAGGTATGCCACCACAAGGTATGATGCCACCTCAACAAATGATGGCTAAATATGGTGGTGGTTTACCTAACTATCAAGAACTTGGAGCTTATGATCAGCAACTAGTATGTTCTCAATGTGGTACACCTGAAGGAGAACCTCATAATATGAGACATATGTTTATGCCAATACCTATTGGTGATTATATTAACCAAAATCCAAGAGCTACTCCTCCTGGAGCACCCCGAGGTACTATTACAACTGATGTAGCTTCTTATCCTCCTTTTGATGAGAATGGTAATTTTCAGAATGTAAATAAATTAAAAAAAGCTGAATTATTAACACAGAAATATGGTGGAGGTTTACATAAGGCACAAATACAAGAAGAAATTCTATCAATACCACCTATACAAACACAAACTGTACCAAACTATAGTAAAACATCTGGTCTTGATATTTCTATACCTGGGAACTTTATGAAAGATCAACACTACACAGGTAGTGAAGCTATGAAGAACTGGCAAATAGAAAATGGATATGCATCTCAGTTTGATACATTTAATGTACCTGAAGGAAACGTGTTTTTTCAACAAGGTGGACCACCTGCAGCTCAACAACCACAAGGAGGACAAGGTGGTGGAGGAGAGATGGAACAAATAATGCAAATGGTTGGACAAGCTATAGAACAAGGTGCTCAACCTGAAGAAGTTATAGCAGAATTATTACAGAATCAAATTCCACCAGAAATAGTAATGCAAATTTTTGGTCAATTAGGAATGCCACCACAGCAAGTAGAACAAATGATAATGGCTGTTATGCAACAAGTACAAGGAGGTCAGCAACAAATGGCTGCACCCCAAGGACCACCTCCAGGCCCACCACAGGGTGGAATGCCACCAGAAATGATGGCTGCTATGCAACAAGGTCAAGGTCAAGGTCAACCACAAATGAAGTATGGTGGTTTATTTAAAAATCAATCTGAATCTCCTGAAGGTCCATCAATGCACTTACCTTCTCAAAGGTTAGAAGAAGTAGAAGATATATTCCCTTTTAATGCAGCAGATTTTGCTAGTGAGTATCCACAAATTAGCTATGGTAGAGATATTAATGAAGGAATCAATCAAGGATCTTTAGTAGGAATAGCAGAAAGAGCTTTATCTGCTCAAAATGCTACTCCAGATCCTATGTATGATGGAAGATATAAAGATGACCCACAAGCAGATTATGCACAATCAGGTGGTGCATTAAATAGATTTGTATATGGAGGTGAAGAATATATAGATAGATACACTGACTATGACAATACACCTATGGGGTTACCTAAAGCACAAGTTGGTAGTGGAACCAAGTATGGTAATGATAACTATAATAATATGATGAATCTATATCAATCAGATGATTGGGATATGGTTAATGAATATGGTTATCAAACATATGAAAAAATGTATAGTTCAGGTAATTATGATATGGGATCTATGATGTCACAAGAAGAGTATGAAACACAATTTCTTGCTGATCAGAAATTTAAATACCTAATGAATGATCCAGGAGCATTATCCGAGATGGAAATTACATTACCTAATGGTACAGTAGTTAAAGGTGATAAACTTTTAGGTCATAAAGCTTGGGATAATCCTAATTCACATGGTTTTACTATACCTAATGGAATGTATAAAGCAGTATATGAGGAGTTTTCTAAATTGAATCCAAATTTTGAGTTACCAGCTTTACCTGAAGATATAAGAGCAGATGTAAGACAAAAACAATCTGTGTTCAATAGTCTAGGTGGTTTATCTAAACATGCTGAGAAAATGTCTGCAGATGGAGATGATAGCTGGTCTAATTTAATTTCCAATGTTAATCTAGAAGCATTTGGTAATGATGATGATGGTGGGTTAGGTGAAGATAGATGGTCTAAAATTGATGGTAGATATGGTGATACATATAATAGACAGTTAGTTACTATGAATAATGAACCAGGAGAAGAATCAACAAGAGATGTATCTACATGCTTTAATGATAAAGAAGGGAATCCAATTCAAGCTAAAGTAGCTGAACAACAGGCGTGTACAGAAAGAGGCGGTAATTATGATGTACAAGTTTGTAGATGTATAGAAAAAACAGAAATTATAACTAAACCTCCAGAAACACCTGAGTTCTGGAAACAAGATATAATGAAGTTAGATGCATTATCAGGCATAGATATAAATAAATACTATCCAAGTAGACAAAGTTTTACTGGTAACTTTATGGATCCAGCATATAAAGATCCAACTAGAGAGATTGCAGCTATTGGTGAACAAGCACAGATTGCAGGAGATATGGCAGCATCAATGTCAAGTGGTCCTGGTTTATCATCTATTCTTGCTAAGATTCAAGGAACAGCTGGTGCACAAATTGCTGGTGCTCTTGATAAAGTTCAAAATGATAACATTAGTATTTACAACGGTGCAGAACAATTTAATGCTGGTGTACAGACTAATACAGATGTGCTTAACCAAGATGCTGGTAAAACTTTTATGGATGCAGTTAACTTAGTAGATCAAAACTATGATAATGCAAGAAATGAATTAGATGTTCAGATAGCTGATATGCAAGCTAATGCTTGGACTAACATGGCTAATACAGCTAATCTAAATAGTTTGACACCTGATTTAAAAGTTAGCCCAGCAAATGCAGGATTAATTAATGCTAATACTAGTAAGGCTTTAAATGCTAATGTTCCAGTAGATGCTCAATCTAGTATGGATAAAAGATTAGCATTAGAGAAACAATACTATGATGCAAATTGTGGTAATATAAGTGATGATAAAGAAAAGGCTGCATGTAAGTTGGCAGCATCAAAAGCTGCTGATAAAACTATGAAGGCTTCTAATACAACAACACCACCTGCTACAGTAGTACCACCAGGTTATCAAGGTGAAGCTGGTAATACACTTAAAGAAACCAAATATGGTAGCGAATTGAGAAGAGAGTTGATGATGAGAAGAGGAGGACAATGGTAGTAAACATGAAAGGTTTACCCAATATATTTTATAAAGTTAATAAATTTTAGTATTTTTGTAACATGGCAACATACATTCCAGGCGTAGAAGATAAAATTCCACAAAGTCAACCCTTTGTGCCAGATTATAAATTCCTATCAGATGTCTTACACACAAGACAGGATAGGTTTGATAAGAACTATAAACAATTAAATGATGTTTATGGTAAAGTGGTATATGCAGATCTAACAAGAAATGATAACAAATATGTTAGAGATCAATATGCAGAACAACTTGCACCACAAATAAAACAAATTTCTGGATTAGATCTTTCTCTTCAAGAAAATGTTGATGCAGCATATGGTTTATTTAAACCATTCTATGAAGACAAACAGGTTATTAAAGATTTAACTGCTACCGCAACTCTAAAGCAACAAAGAAAAAAGATGAGTTCTTTTAAAGATAGTTCTATAAGAGAAGTTAGAGAAAAGTACTGGGACTATGGAAGACAAGGATTAGATATTTGGCAAGAAGATTTTAAAAATGCTGATCCTCAAAAAGCTTTAGGTATGGGTTTACCTCAATACATTGAGGATGTTGACTTAGTTGAACAAGCAATGATATTGTTAGATAACTCTGAGTTAGGAGATACAACAAGTGATGTAGATGTATCACAAGATAATAAATGGTTAATTACTCTAAAGAGTGGTTCATTAATTACTGCAGCTCCAACAGGTAGAATGATTGAAGTTAAAGATAGTAAGGGTAAAGTAATAATGGTTCCTGAAACTGAGAACCTAGCTCTTAATCATGTAAAGGATAGATTAATGGATGATCCTAAGGTTCAAGCTGCTTATCACTTAAGAAACTTTGTTGACATGAGAAATTATGTTAAGGAAAAGTCTGAAGAGTTAGGAGGTGACGATGCTGCTAAAAAAGCATGGGCAACTGAAACTATGGAAAAATATAAAACAAGATCTGAAGAAGATATTTCAAACCTAAGTAAAGTTAAAGAAACTAAAAAAATTGAAGTTAGTAGTTGGGAAGCATATGCTAATAAGATAGGTATTGAACCTGGATCTGAAAATGATGTTAGCTTTCTAAATTCAATGGATGAATTAGAATTAATAAATAAAGTTATAACTTCTCAAACTCAAAGGTTACAAGATGCTACAGCACCTACTGATGATATTAAGAACTTACTTAATAAAGCTTATAGTCTAGCTATGGGTACTCAAATGGGTGATGATATGCTCACTTCTGCTTCTGCATATGCAAAAAAAACTCAGACCCGTGAGATAGAACCCAATCCTAATTACACAGCATGGGTTGAGCATCAATATGCAATGGCAAGGATTAAATATAAAGAGGCATCTGATGCTGCTAAGGAAGAAAAGGAAAGCGTTTCTCAACCAATACAAGTACCTATATATAGATATAAAGCTGGAGACAAGTCTACAACAGGTAAGAATACAACTTCTGATCCTGACCAAAATCTTTTAGAAACAATAATCAATGGTGACGATGCTACCTCTGATGCAATAGCATATAATAATGAAACAACAACAAATGATATAAACTATAATGTAACTGAGCAAAAAAGAATTCTTAAGCAGGTATATTTAGCAAATGCTCAAGATTTAAATCTTGATCCTTCTAAATTTACACCAATATTCTCTCCTGATTTAATGGTGGGAACTGGAAAATTAGAAATAGGAGAAATATATTATCCAGATGAGGTAACTCTAGACAATGGTATGGTAAACAAGGGTATACCACAAGAATATGGAACTGGTGTTATAGGAGAAATGAAAATGTTGCAAGAAAAGATTGTAGAAGAAAATAAACCTATAGCTCAAAGATTAGTTAATTATCCAAAGTCTACATCAATGACATGGAATGAGTTTAATGATATTGAAGATTCAGATCAAATACATGACATGTATATGAACATGCTTAATTTTATAGATAATGCTGATAATTACTTACCTTCTTACATGACATTAGATACAAAAACTAAATCAGATATTGCATATAGTATATATAACCTAAGAGGTAATATGTCTATGTTTAATGAAGGTGTTGATAAGATGGCAGCTAATTACATGCAGGTTCAACAACATTTAGTAGGAACAGATGAGGACTTTAAATATGCTGCACAAGATGGAGGTTCTATTTTTAATAATGATGGTATACTTATAGATAGAGAAGAATGGAAAAAAAGATATGTAGATAAATGGACTAAAATATCAAATGCAGAAATTAGGTCAAACATGACTCAACAGAATTTTCAAGGTGAGCAATTTCTACCTCCTAACATGTTAGACAATACACCTGATGATATTTTGCAGGCTATTAACAAAACTAAGGGTGATGGAACAAACACTCTTCCTGCAGCAGATGCAGACCTTAACCAAATGCAGATTATAAATGAAGAAGAGAATCAGATAAATGTTCCATGGTCTCTTACTAGTGGAAAATATTGGCAAGCAAATATGATGGGTACTGAAATGCCAGGTGGAAATGGAATACAAGAATACCACATTACTACACCCCAACCAAGATTTGATCAGATTCAAAACGATGCAGATTTATATTATGATTATATGTATGCTGAAATAAATAAAAAAATGACAAAAGATGGTGAAAATGCTGCTGAGTTTGGATTTAACTTAAGTGCACAGTTAAATGGTCAACCTGAAACTATAGGTGGAGATTTGTTTCAATCTGGAGAACATCAGTTTAAGTTTGATGAAAATGCATCTACTGAAGTAAATGCTCCATCAGTAGACTTTGCAAATCAAGTACTAGAAATCTTAGATGGTGATCCATCAAGCTTTAGCGTATATGCAGGAGGTAATATAATACTAGAGAAGGGAGAAATACTAGGTGTTCAAAATCCTGAGATGATGAATGTTATCCAACAATGGTATTATTCAATGGGAGATAACTACGGTAATAATAAAGCAGACGGAGGTGGTGCACCAAAAGCAGATGGTTTAGACTTCTCCATTTCTTATGCTAAGAATAGAGGTGGTTCTGATGCTGATGTTGCTGGATATGAAATACACATTGGTACTGACTGGGCTAACTCAAGTGTATTAGGAAGATATGATAAAGAAACAGATGACTATATAACTGGAATGGTAACTGAGGATAAGAGTAAAGCATTTTTAACAGATAATGTAATTACAATTCTATTTGACAAAGCACTTGATAATAATAAATATAAAACTGGTGATAAAGAAACACAGTGGGTAATGAATGAATTAAGTAACAATGATGGACGTATTGTTAGAAATGTACCAGGTGCAGGAACTATAACAATATTTAGTACAGGTGATGGTAGATATATGTATAGTGAACAATTAATCCAATATGAAGGTAATAAGAAAATACCATTTGCTGGACAACAAATAGAAATACCTGCTTCTCAAATAGCAAATGTTCTTGCTACCCAACAACAAAGATTAACCGAAATGGGTACAGCAAATATGGAACAGCTTAAAGCATATAACATATCTAATAAAATTATACAATAGGAATGGCTGAAATAGATGAAACCACACAAGGAAATACTAACCTTCCTCAAGATCAAAATATATCTAATCAAATGGTACAGGAAGAGTCTATTCCTGAGAGTAATGTACCTCAAGTAAGTGATATAAATTTTGAAGATATTGCTGATATGATAGGTTCACCTACTGGTAACTTAGCTAGCCTTCAGCTTAGAGATCCTGTATTTGAGGGGATGTTAAGACAAGCTGCAATACCTATTAACTCAGCACCACCTATGACTGGTTTACATTCTTCATCTAATCCTTTACCTGGTAAAGCAACACAACATTATAATCCATATGAAGATTCCACGCCACCTGACATGACCACTATAGAGGGTAAGAAAAAGATGATGATGCAAGGAATGCATCAAGCTATGGTTAATCCAAGACAACAAAAAGCTCCAGGTTATAGATCAGATTTAGAATATGGAATAAGAGAAACAAATTTTGATAGATATTATGCACATAATAAATATGATGAATTAGGATTTCATCCTTTTAGAAATAATGAACAAATATATAATGCTAATGCCACACTCTGGGATGATCATGCTAGAGCATGGAAACAAACAAGCCGTACTTATTGGACTGGTTTCACTTCTAGTTATGATGCTATAGGAGATTGGTTATCTGGTGATGGATACCTTTCTCCAGATAGAGATGGTGCAGAAGCTTTTGTTGATGCTATGCGTATTGGTAACTCATCAAAAGAAGGAGTAGGAGGTGCAGCAATAAGGTTTGGTTTAAATTCAGGATATACATTTGGTATTATATCTAATATCATGGCAGAAGAAATAGTACTTGCAGGTGTTACTGCACTTTCAGGAACAGGAGCTGCTCCAGTTGCAGCAGCAAGAACTGCTCAGAATGTTGGAAGACTAAAAACGGCATGGAATGCATTTGGGACAGCATTTAAAACAGGTGTTGGTCAGTCAACTAGAATATCAGCAGGTGCAAAACTTATGAAGGATATGAATAAGGTGGAAAATGCTAGACATTTTTTTACTGCTGTAGGTGAGGGTGCTTTAAACTTTGTTACTCCAGGAACAATGCAGGCTATCCGAACTCTTAACACTTCCAAAGGAGTTGTAAGAGGTGCTCAAAGTATTAAAAATGCAAATGCAGTATTTGGTGGATTTTATAGAGATATGAGACAAATCAATCTTGCAATAGCAGAAAGTAAGTTAGAATCAGGAATTGTTTATAATCAAATGATTGATGGTTTATATCATGATTATGTTGCACAATATGGTGATACTCCACCTTCAGAAAAGATAGATGAGATACGTCAAAAAGCAACTGCAGCTTCTAGTGCTACTATGGGTTTCAATGCTCCTCTTATATATTTATCTAATAAAATTGTATTAGGTACATTATTTCAAGGAATGGGTGGTGGTCTTAGTAGACTAGCATCAAGATATGAAGGTAAAGGTGCAGCACGTCTTTTTAGAAATAGTACAGTTAAACCAGCTGCAGCAAAAGCTACTACTGATGTAGCTAAAAAAACAATGTATGATGGTGGTTCAACTTTTATAAAGAGACTTAAAAATTTAGGTGTTAAAGGTTCAGCTGGTTCTGTTGGTGCTTTTGCATTAAGATACACAGGTGCTAACTTTGCTGAAGGTATTCAAGAACTTTCACAAGAGGTTATTGCTAAAACAGCAGAAGATTATTACACTGGTTTATTTTTAGATCCAGCATCTATACAAAATATGTTATTGGATGCATCCCTTAAGGATGCAATAAATGCACAAATAAGCCCTCAAGGGTTTGAGGTATTTATGTCTGGGTTCTTAATGGGTGGTTTAGTTCAACCTGTACAACAAGGTCTAATGGTTGGATTACCTTCACTGTACCAAATGGGTAAAGGTCATTATGGTACTAAACAAGATAAAGCAAAGTACCAACAATATAAAAAAACTAAAGAAGAATTTCTTTCTAAGTCTTTAGAAAACTTAAACCTTATTGCAGAAGATCCTTTAAAGTATTTTGATCCTACAAAATTAAATGCAGTAGAACAGAAGCAAATAAATGAAAGATTATTACAATCTTCATACTCATCTGATATGTTATCATTCATGGATGATAAAGATCAGTCTATGTTCTCTCAACTTGATTACTTGTATAAGACTGGTAAATCTTCAGAATTTAAGTATCTATTAGAGGACTATACTAAATTATCTGATGCAGAACTCTTAGAAGGTTTTCCTGAATATACAAAAGAGATTAAGTCAGGTAAGTTAAGAGGAAAATTAGAAAAAGCTATCAGTAAGATTGATGAGTTTAAAAAAGGTTGGGATATGGTAAAGATGAGTTATCCAAACCCATATGATCCATCTGAATTTATGGAGGGTTCTGCTGAATGGAATATAACAGCATTACAATCATTAGCATATGATCATTCTACAAAACTATTAATGTATTCACAAGATACTTTTAAAAGAGCACTTGAAAGATCAAATAGTATATTTGAAAGGTTAAGTGGTGAATCTGTAATAAGTAAGTTTAATACTAATGATATATCTGCATTATTAGATCTTAAGAGTCTTAAAACTGAAATGGAACTTCTTAAGTCTGAAATTGAACTTGGAGCAACAACATCAGAACAGAAAGAACTTATAGAGACAAAAACAAAAAGGTTAGAGTTACTACAAAATTACTTTGATATAATCACTAACCCAGAAAACTTTACTAAAAGAAGTGAAGATAATATTGCTATATCTGCAAAAACAGATATGGAAGCAACAGAAGAGACTGGAGATGACACTATGGAAATTGGTGGTCAAAGATATAAAGCAGCTAGAAAAGTAACTTCTGAAGTTGGAACTTTTGATAGAAGAAAAATTAATAAGTTAACTCCAGCATTTAATGCATATATCAATTTCTTAGCAGAACAGAAAGGAGAATTCATTCATGGTAATGATATGACTGATGTGTTAAAAGATATAGTAGATTATAAATTTCTAAAAGGAAGATCACAAACATACTTCAGAGCTATTGAAAATTTGAATAATCCAGAAGCTATGGGTGATACAGCTCAGAGAATTGCTGAAAGATTAAAGATTATATTTGATAGAAATAAAGAGGATGTTGAAGTTGCAGTTAAAAAGTATGTAAATGATTTAGAGAAAAATGAATTAATAAATCAATTTGCATCTCAGCTTATTTACCCTGATGCAGATCAAGTTATTTTATTTTTCCAAGAAGGTATTATACCAACTATATTTCAATCTCCATCTGGACAAATTACAGCACAAGATAATACAGGTAAGTGGGAAGCTATACAAAACCTAATCAAAGCATACCAAAATAGACCAGGAACAGAAACAACTGTTCAACCTGGAGATGCTGTTACTGAAGATGAAATAAATAATGAAGATGAGTTTGATAGACTAGCAAATCAAGCTGAACAGAAAGTTACTGAAATATCAGAATCTACTAATGCTGTATTAGTTACAAAATGGAAATCATATGTTCAGTCTAGAGTTGGTACTTCTGGAAAAGTTTTATCATGGAATGATTGGCAGAATACTAAAGAAGCAAAAAATATAAAAGCTATTAGAGCAGAGTTAGATGTTGTTTATTTAAGTAACTTAACTTTAGATCAACAACAACAAAAATCTTTTGATAAATGGTTAATTGAAAATCAAAGAACACCTGAAGTATATAGAATACTTGACTCAAAGGGTGGGTCAATAAGTGATTATATTATTACTGATTCTGACACAGCACAAACTGATAAGTTAGATGCTGGAGATGTATTAACTGAAAGTCCTACAGGTATAAACATATTAAAGAAACTAGTGTCTAGTCAATCAGGTGATGATGAATTTTTCTATGAAGTTGTAGATAATAATATGAATAATCTACATCAACAATATGTAAATGTTGATCCTAGTATAATGGATACATATGCTACTATGGGTGAGGCTTTAAAAGCTCAAGATGCAATTATAAAGTTACTACCTAGTAATAGCACTTTCCCATTTCAAGGTAGAGATTTTCATTATAAACAGATATTACAAGATAACAACAAAGAACTTTTTACAGTAATCACAACACCTTCATTATTTAATAAGGGTGGTAAATTATACTTAAGACCTCTTGAATTTGCAAATGATCCTAAGAAAAGCTTTGAAGTAACTGATGTGGGTAATTATAGTCCATTAGATGCTACTAATTTTAAGGCATCATCAAAGCAGGATAACTTATTAAAACTTAGACAATCAGAACCTATTAGACTATATGCTAGAAGAGCAGATAATGAAACAGCTGAAGATGCTGAAGTAAGATTAACTGATAGATTAAAAGAAATACCTCAAGAACAAGTTCGTGCTTTTACATTAAAGGTCTCTAGAAATGCTAAATGGGAAAGCTTTTTAAATGAAGAACCAACAAATAGAGGTAAGTTAGGTACTGAAGAGTTTAATAATCCAAGATTAAGAATTGGTTCAGAAGAATTAACTGTTGCTGTAATGCATGGACGTGAAATACTTGGATACTTACAGGGACCTACTGGATCTATTATTTTAGATGCATATGATAATGTTATAAATCCTTTATCTTTAACTGAAGATCAAGCAGAAGAGTACTTTCAAATATATAAAACATCTTCTACACAACTTAGAACTGCTGCAGAACAACTTCAAATAATAAAAAATAACTATGCAAGTAGTATTTTATTAAATAAAAAGCTAAGAGATCTATTAGGAAGTGATCAAGAAGCAGATATTCCTATAGCAAAAATCAAAGGTTTAGATCTTAGAATATCTCCAGGTGAAATGTCATTTGCTGCTAAAGGTAAAGGAGTAACATTTTCTGAATTACATAGTAGTACAGTTGATGGAAAGAATATATGGGTAGTAGATAACCGTAGTGATGGTAATGGTGGTATAATTACAAATATTACTGATGATGAAGTTTATGAAAAGACTGATGCATTAGTAAGTGCAGCAACTGATCAGTCAGGATATAATCCTTTAAATACTAAAAGTAGATATGTTGCAGCAGTAAGACTTAACAATGGAACATTTACATTTGTAGAATTAAAAGCAGGTGAATTAACTAGTGATGAGAAAAGTCAGTTAACATTAGATATTCTAAATGAACAAGATAAAACATTAGCTGAAAACATTGATAAAGAAAATGATGAAGTAAAAGATGCTACTGTTAATTTTGCATTCAATGAAAAACTTAAAAATGATTTCTATGTATTTGGAAAAACTGGAGAGTTTATTGATATAGAACTTACAGCTAGAGGTGATGTACAAGTCATATATAGAAATACAAAGAAAGCTGGAAAAGATGGTAAAGCATTAAGAGTTACATATACTGTAAATGAGAATGAACTTAAAGGTGTTAAAGAATCTGCAAATCCTTTTAAAGAATTCTTAACTGTAATCAATAACAAAATTAAATTTAAAGATTCATCTATTGAAGTAAAGAGTGGTCTTAAATTAAGCTCAGATAACTTTAGATCATCTATACCTAAAGAAGCTACAATACAAGATCTTGCATCTGTAGTTACTAACTTTAATAAAGGACTAAGAGAAAACATTAGAATTGAAGCAGTCATTGCTGATTCAGCTCAGATTAATAATATTTTAAATAATGTAGAGCTCCCATCTTTTGTAAAGAATAGTGTTAAAGAACAAATAGAAAATACAGATCAAGTACTACTTGAAGCTGAAAGTGAAGCACCTGAGTTGACTCCAGAGTATATGAGACGTTTATTTGCAGAAGGATATGTAAATATAGACACTAACATTATAAAAGCAATAGCTAGAAAGCTAGCAACTAATATAGAATTATCAGCAGCTGAACGTACAATTTATGCTAATAATAAAAATACACAAGTACGTGATGATATAAACTTATTAAAGCTTACATATAGATCAGGTGTAATTGAAGAGGGTGGTTCCACTGATATTGATATTGAAGGTAATCCAGTTGTAGTTGAAAAATCTCCATCAAGAAAAATAGCTGATCAAATTAAAGATCTTGAAGAAGAATCTGGTAAGTTAGAAGATAAAATTTGGGAAGATACATATTATAGCATTGCTTCTGATGAACAAATTAAAGCAGATCCTAGTGTGATAAAAGAAGGTAACATTGCTGCTAATGATGCTATTGAGAATAGTGAAGAATTAAAAAGTATTGAAGCTAAGATTGCTGAGTTAAAAAAGAACTTAGCTCCAAAGGTTATTAATGAAAGACTTGGTCAAGAACATATTGAACAAATTGATGAATTTATTACTTGGTCTCAACAGAACTTACCTGACTTTATTCAAATACAAGACATAAGAGATTTATCAGCTAGACTAAAAGAGAATGGTAAGACAGCTGGTATGTTTACATTAGAACTAAACACATTAGGAAATAATATAGAAGGTAATATATATGTAGGTGCACAAACACCATTTAAATACCACGAAGCATTTCACGGGGTGTTTAGAATGTTACTTAGTGAAGAAGAGATTAGAAAATATATTTCACTTGCTAAAACAGAGAAGCTTGCTGCACTTAGGAAAGAAGGTAAAAAACTATCACAAGCTCTTAATGAACTTAGAACATCACATAGTATCTATAATAAACTATCTAAAACAGAATTAGAACATAGACTATATGAAGAATACTTAGCAGATGCATTTGACGCATTTAAAATGAAGCCTAAGGGAACTAAAACTTCTTCTGAAATTAAGAGTCTGTTTACAAGAATTATAGAATGGATTAAAGCTGTATTTAATAGATTTAGTAAGAATGAATTAACAACTTTATTTGAGAATATTGATTCAGCAAAATACTCTATATCTTCAGTTCAATCTAATAGGTTTACAACTGCTACAGAAACTGGCATAACCTCAGCTGCACCAAAAGTAATTGCTATAGATAGTTTTGAGAATACATATACAGATCCATTCACAGGACAAGAGATTGTAAGTTTATCTAATATATATATGCCTGCTAATGATCAAAGACAATTAATTGCTACTGTTTCAGCACTATACAGAAGCTATGTAGAGAGAGGTGATTTATTAACTATGTCTAAAAGAGATGTGTTAAATACAGCTATTGCTGATTACACTAAACTTCTTAATCCAAGAAGAACTTACTACACTAGTGAATCAAATGGTATATCATTTAGAAGTATAAGAAAGAAACTTAAAACATACTATAAAGCTTTAAAAACAAATAGAGACGTAATTGCTGAGAACGTTACTAATTATTTAGCAATCTTTGATGCCAAATATCAAATTGAACAAGATGCATTTGAAGAGCATATACATAATGAAGATAACAACATAAGGAAGGTTGACCAGTATGGTAAAGATGCTAGTCAAATAGGAGGAGCTATGTCATTATCAACTGAATTAAGAACATTTATTGCAACTACAGTATTATCAGAACAAGATTTATTTGGAAATACAGAAACACTAGAGGGAATTCCTATTGTAACTACAGTTGATTTTAACTTTGCATATAGTGGTCTTCTAAAAGCTTTATCTGATAAGACAACAGACTTGGAATTATTAAGAGCACTTGCTTTATTTAGTTCATCTAATAAGAATACTGCAGCTGTAGCTAATAATATATTTAATGAAATAGGTATAATAGATCCAATATCTTTATTAGATGCAGAACAATTACCTGAAATATCAAATCCAAATTTCTTACAAAAAGTTATAAAAGGATTTAATATGTTTAGAGTAGACTATATGTTTGCTCATAAAGATGATGATACTGGTATTGTGTTCTTATATGCAGCAAATAAGAAAGATGATGCACATTCACAAATAGATCATTGGTCTCAGCACTTTGATGAAGTTTATCCTACATTATTAACTGATGATGGAAAGAAAAAAGCTGTATCATTACTTAACTTGTTTTACTCTAAACTTCAGAATCCAAAAGAAAGAAGTAGGAATGCATTAGACATAGAATCAAAGGATATAGCTAAAAAGATATATGAACAAATTGGTATACAACTAAACGCTGAAACTATTAAGTATAGTATATTATCTACCAAAGTAGTTAGAAAGAACTGGGAAGAAGCAATTGTTTCTTTAGGTTTGTCTGCTGGAGCTGATCCAATTGTATCAGAAGATATTGCTGAGTTAAGAAATTCAATTTCAAGAGGGGAAAACATATTCTTAGATAATCAAACTAACATACCTGAGAATGAAGCTGAAGAACAAAGCACACCTGAGGTGGTTGAACAAAGTACAGGTATTAGTAGTAGATTAAAAAAGATGGCTAATACAAATGCTAACTTTGATGAGACAGTAGGTGCTACAGTATTTAGAGATCCAAAAGGTAATTTAATATATGCTCATCAGATGCCTACATTCCATTTAGTGAAGATTGCTGAAATGAGTGAAGCTAATTGGGCAAGTACTAAATTAGAAGAGAATAAATTCTTTAATAGAAATTACTTATTAAACAATGATAAGTTCTTGGCTCATGCAAAATCTGGACAATTAAAGGTATCAAGATTTATAGGAAGTAAGGAAGGTAGACTAACTGAGAATGAACAAGGAACTCTAATAGAGAATAGAGGTTTAAACACTAATCAAAAAGATGGTGTATCATTTGGAGAATCAACAGGTGCAGAATTTATTGCTGATGTTCTTAACTCTTATGTATATAACTATAATAGAAATAGTCAATCTGTACCCTTAAACCCATATGATAAAAATGGTAAGGAGTTATTTTATATAACTGCTCCCGTAGATTTGAAAGTATTATCTGATGCTAGTACTTCAGACTTTGTTGATCTACCAATTGAAAAAATGATAGAGCAAGATGAATCAGGAGATATTAAACTTACTGACCATACTCTTGATGCATTGATCAATAACATTTTACAATATGAATATGACCGTGTTGCAGATGAATTAAATGCAGAGACAACTGCTAAAGATGTCATAGAAGGATTCAATACAGATATTATAAAGAAAGGAGTACAAACAGGTCAAAGAGGAAAGAGGTTTGTAAGATCAAGAGGATTTATTACTTCAAGAAAATCTAAGATTAAAGTATTAGGTGGTATTAAAACACCTCTGATGTCTGAAAAGACAAGAGCAGATATTGCAATAGGAGAACAAAGAATAATATTAAGGGGTGGAAAGGCTCTTGGAAAGATTGGTTTAGATTCAGGACAAGAATCACCTATATCAATTGACTATAAAGTTGAAGGTGAAACAAAGTTTGAATCATTTATACTAAAGAATAAAGGCCTTGTATCTGTAGATAACATCAACTTAGATGAGTATTTAACAAATCTTGGTGAAGCTAAGAGCACTAAACCTTTTGCTGGTAAGAAGAAACAGAACACTGCTAAGTTAGGGGATGTAACTTATTACTTCCAAAGAGGTGATGATGCTAGATTCTTTAATGGTACAATACAACAATATGCATATGAGTTTATCCCATTAGGAGAAGCAAATATAGAGATAGGTGTTGAAGAAACTGAAACTGTAGAAGGTGCAGAACAGAAGGTAGAATACTTTGAGTCAGACACATTTGTGGAAGAGACTTTAATTAATGCTGCTAAAGAAGGGTTAACCTTTGATCAGGCAGTAGATAGAATAGGTAAAGATAAGTTAAAAGGAATAATAGAAGAAAGAATGCTTACAGATTTCTTTGACTTCAGACGTTTGCTTACTAACACTAAAGCTACTGCTAAACTTAGTAGTGAACTTACTGAAGGTTTAGGTATGATAGTTAGACCTGAAAAAGGTAAAAAAGGTAAAGCTTATCATAAAGTTACAAATGAGGGAAGAAAAGCAATGACACTATATAATCTTAAAGAGAATGATCTAGATTATAATCTTGCTCAAATATTCATGCATGGTTATGTAAATGCAAGATCCTTTAATGATTTACTATTAGGTGATCATGCTTTACTATTTGAAAACTTTACTGCTGAAACTAAAAGGGCTAAAATGCAAAATGCATCAGGACCTAGTGCAGCCTCAGCTATAGTAGCACCTAAGCTTGGTATTAATCATACATTCATGGCTGATAATAGTATTAGTTTATTTACTTATCATGATCCAAAAGTTCAGAAGAGATTTTCAAATGGTACGATTGAATCAACAGATGCACAAATGGTTGGTACAGTTAAATCATTTAGACACCTTTGGTTTGGTGTAGGTAAACTATCTCCAGCACAATCAGATCTATTAGATAGAATAGAAAGAGGTGATGTGATTACTGCTGAGGATATGTGGGGTGATGTGAAGTTAGGTACTGAAGGTTATATAAAACTTAATGCTATAATAAACTCTAAGAAGTTTGTTTATGGTGATGGTAATGTATTTGCTAAGATGTCATTCTTTATGTTAAGTAAAGGTCTTACGTCATACAAAAACAAATTTGGAGAATGGGTTGCACTTCCACAAATGGAAGAGCTTCATAATTTAAGAGTAAAGCTTGAAGCTGCTGAAAAAGGTACTCAAAAAGTATCACTTGCTATACCAACATCAGGTTCTAAAATGATGAAGAAGAATGTAATCACTGCAAAAGAAATGTATGGTTCTAAATCTATACTTGAGATACAGGAAGATTATAAAGATGTAAATGGATCACACAGGAGTATAACACAAGGATTAAATCCTAAATGGATGAGACTTCAAGTTATTAATCCATCAAACAAGCTAGAGGGAATTGATCCACGTCAGATGAAGCAACTAGCTACAACTGAACAAACTGATAATATAGAAGTAGTTATAGGTGGTGTACCAATTTCTATAAAGAAAATAAAAGAAGCATATCATAAATCTGTTTCTGATCAAGTTACATTAAGATATAGAAACAAAAGAAATCTTGTGTTTAATTTAGGAACTGCTTTAGATGAGATAGGGAAGAGTGTAGATATTAATAAAGTAACAGTTAACCTTAGATCATTCTTACGTTATGCTATATCTGGACTTGAAGCTTCAAAGTCTAAAACACAAATGTTAGAGTTCTTCTCCTTTGATGAAGTAGGTAACCCTAAGTTTAATTTAAATAATCCCATTACAATAGATAAGTTCCAAGAGTTATTCTTAGGTTACTTTAGTAAAGGTGTTCTTGCTGGTAAACAAGCTGAGATTACAGCAGCATTAGTTTCTAGTCATGGAGCAAAACCTATGAGGAAAGTTTTAGAGTTAGATGAAAATGGTCAACCTTTAAGAACTCAGGTTATAAGAATGGATGAGTTTAAAGAAATGAAGACTAAACCAGAAATAGCTGATAAGTTTATTGAAATTGATAATGAACCAGGTAAATGGGTAGGTCTTAAAGTAGGAGATGTAATACTACAGAAGTTACAACATAATGTATATGATCCAATAACGAAAGAGTACTATAGTGAATTTATGATGGCAGCACATCATAGAGAAGTTTATAAGAATCTTAAACCTGGGGACATAATTCCTATTGAAATTGCAGAAGCTTTGGGTATACGTATCCCTTCACAAGATAAACATTCTGCTATGAGTTTAAGACTTGTAGATTTCTTACCTGTCTATTATGGATCCTCTGCAATGTTCTCTGATGAGTTAATTGAAATATCAGGAGCGGATTTTGATATTGATAAATTATTCATGCATATTAAAGAGTGGTATTATGCAAAAGGGAAATTTAATGAATACGGTAAAAGCAATACAGATAAGGGAAGATATGCAGAATATATAAGAAATGTTTTATCTCAAGTAAATAAGAGAGGAACAGCAGTATCTGACGCAGTTACTAATTGGAGTACAAATGATTCAGCATTCCTAGACGAGGAAGAAACAGCAGATTTGCAAGATGACTTAGCTAGACAAACAGCATCTGAATTAAAAGTAAATGCAAGCTTATTTAAAGAAGCATATAGTGCAAAAATTATATCTTATGTATTAGAAATAAATGATAGTATAACAGATGAACAAGTGATAAAACTGTACAATAAGAATGAAGATTTATATGGTGCTTTACAAAGTTTAGGTCTTCCTGTTACATTAAAAGAATATAAAGCATATTTTGAGAAGAATGGTGAACCATATGAAGCAGCAATAAACAATGATATACTTGATCAAAGGATTGCTTTGATTGGTAATGAAGGGATTGTTAAACCTAAAGACGGAAGACAAATAGGTATTGGAAATGAGCCAGCAGATCTAGAACCTTTATATGAAATTAGAGATTATCTTAAAGAAGAGTTTCCTGAGTTAGCTGATTTTGCTAATCCTGAAGATATTGATCCTGATAACATGTTAGGTCTTCTTGAGACTTGGAATAGTATTAAAACTGGTGAAGGAGGTATTGGTGCAGCTGTAAGACCAAATGTTGTTCTTAATATGTTAGGTGAGAATGGTATTAAGGTTCAGAGTAATATTGCTGCAGGAAGAGAGTTGAATCCTCAGATTAGATTTAATAGTACTACATTTAGTGAGTTTGCAACTAAGTATTCTATTGAAGGTAAGGGTAATGATAAAGCTGTAAGAACACAGTATCTTATATCATCTCTGATTACAATGATGACAGATAATGCTAAAGAGAGATTAGCTGATGTATTAAGTATAAATAAGAATTCACTTGCAGTTGTAACAACGTTATCTTCATTAGGTGTACCAATTAAGACTAGTATGTTATTACTTAAGAATCCTATTATTAAATTAGGATATGACTTAGCAATAAATAAAGTATCCCCAATGGACCCTGGTATATCATCTATACTAAAGAAAAGATTAACATTCTTAAATAATGATTATGAAATATCTACTGTCCCTGTAACAGATGCTATACTTACTGGAGCTATAATGAATGACTGGGTTAACCCAACTCTTCCTTTAACTTCAGGTTTTGGTACAGATATGACAGGTCAAACTCCTGAAGGATATACTGATGAAGAAGCTTCTCTTGAATACTCAGTAATTAAACAATTTGTTAATGCACGTAGATTGACAGACTATACAGGTAAATTAGGATCACTTGTGGATTTACTTGCTGGGTTTGGTAGAAGCACTCAAGATATAGATAAAGCTGCTAATGACTTTAAAGAACTTGGTGTAGGATTATCTGACTCAGAATTTAAGAAACTTAAAGATAAAGACGGAGTTGCAATTCCTATTGATGTAAGACCAATATTTGAAGGTAATGATTTCCGTGCAACTTACTATAATATATTTAAAGAATTCACAGAAGATTTATTACCTGCTGTATTTATAACACGTACTGCTGAGTTTGTTAAAATGAAAGAAGCAGTGGTTGCAAATATGATAAGTAATAATATGCTAGTAGATGAGAGAAGAGTAAATATTATTGAGAAGGATGTACTTAGTTATTTAACTATGACTTCATACAAGCAGTTCTTACTTAATTCTCCAGATGGTGCAGAGAAATTAGGTTCATTACAGAACGGTTTAATATATGATGATCTTGGAGGAGAAAACTCTGTTACTATAGATAATGTTATAACTAGTGTTAGGAATTACTTCAAAGCAGAAGGTAAAGAAAATTACTTCATAGAGAAGTTTATATATCTAGACTTAGCTTCTAATGATACTAATAAGGCTGGTATTAATAGAGCTAAAGCAAACAACTGGACACAGATGAGTGATTCTAAAGTTGTAGACTTACAAGCTAGTTTTGCAGAGATCTATAGTGAACCAGCATTAAGAACACACGCTTATGATCTTATGCATTACCTTTTAGTTAAAGATGGCATGCAATTTAAAAATAACACTTTCTTAAGTGCTATACCTGGGTTTATGTTTGATAGAGTATTGAATGCAATATCAGCAGGACATACATTATTGAAATCTACAACTGCAACAGATTCTTCATACAACTTAGTATTTGGTAAATCTTCAGAGATGCTAGCTAATGATTTTGTAGAAGGTTATCTTAAGTCAAATCAAAATGGTTGGTTATTACCTATGGTAAAATCTATAACTACTGATGAAGCACAAGCTGCACATATAAATAAAGAAGGTAACTTAATTGTTAATATGTTTAATGGTGTAAAATCTTTCACAGAACAGAAGGGTACAAAAGTAATTAAAGGTAAAAAGTATAAATTCCAACGAGAAGGTAAATCTATATTTGTAGATCAAAAGAGTAAGCAATATAAAGCTCTTGCTAAGAACATGGGTCAACTAGGTGGAATGGGTTTTAAATTTGAAAATATAAAGAAAGGAGAAAAAGCTTTAGAATTAGTTCTTCCATTATATGTAAGAAATATATACAAAGATGACTTTGGGACTACATATGTAAAGAACTTTGAGTTACAACAAACATATAGAGAAAAGAGATTTTCTAAGTCTGGTGATATTATGAACATGTTAGATGGTGAAGAACTTGTAGCTAAAGGTTACCAGGCAGTATATGTTCCTGTAGAATTAGTTGGTTCAAATCAAGTTACTCCAGTTAGTTTTGCATTAGGAGAAGTTCCTACATACAAGTCACTAAGAGATAAGTATAAATCAGATCCTATGGATGGGCTTATTAATAGTTTAAATTTAGATCAGATTGAAGAAGATATTAAATCATTTGGTAATATGGACGCTGCTGCAATGCAAGATCTTTATAATCAAGCTACTAATTCTGGAGCTTCTGTTAGTAATACTAACAAGTCTGTAAAGATAGATGGTACAAACATAAACAATGAACCTACAATTATTGAACCTGAGTTTAATTACACTGTGGATAGTATGCCTAAAGAGATTTCTGATGCAGCTATAGCAAGTACTCAGTTACTAATGTCTCAGCTAAGTGTAGAACCAAGTAAGGAGTCTAGTAAGTCAGATGTAGAAATAGCAACTGTAAGAGATTGGTGGGCAGATATTAAAACAGATAAGTATGGAGCACAAAAATATACAAAGAGATCTGGTATTGATGGTATATTAAATGAATTTGATACCTTTGACGGCACAGCAGAAAGATTTATAGAAATAATAGAAAATTGTAAATAGATATGGCAACTTGTTATAACAAAAATACTCCACAGTATAAAGCTTTAGAAAAGAAATTTAAAAGCTCATTAAAGATTGACGGTTACATTGATGCATATCAACGTACTTCTAAATCAGATCAGATTCCTTCAGTAGCTAATGTTGAGACTATGCTAAAGAGAAGACAAACAATGTTATCTATAAAGAAAAGAGGATATAAGAAATCTATATTATCAAATTTGAGCAGAATGAAATTAGTTAATAATCACTATGGTCAATACAAAGTTAATCATAGTAATCCAATTACAAGAACATATAGCCCTACTATATTAAACAGAAACTATCAGACTATATTAAAAGTACTACAACATAATAGAATACCTATTGAAGCTGTAACTTTTAAGAACATATCTAACAATATAGTTTCTACTGAGCCAGGATACTTTGAATCATTTACAGTTGATATAAATGAAAACCTTCTTAAAAATTTAGATGAGTTAAAAGATACTATAGATACTAGTAAGACTAATGTAATTAGCATAATCAATCAATTGAAATCTACATTCCCTAATGTACAAGTAGATATTGTTTCAAATAAAGAAGCAGAAGAATACTATAATCTATTACCTGCTTCTAAGAGAGCTAAAGTACCTTTCAATTTAATTAACGCATATTACCAAGGTGGTGTAGTTAAGTTAATTGAAAACAAAGTAACTTCAGAGATTGCAGTAGAAGAAATGTTACATCCTTTTATATCTGCTATAAAGCAGGATAACAATAAGTTATATAAGAGTCTGTTAACTGAAGCAAAGAAGATGTTCCCTTTACTTAATCAAGAGATTGCTGACTCATATATTGTATCAAGAGGGTTTAGTCAAACAGATAGGGACTTAGAATTAGTAACCCAATCATTAGCATTACACTTTAAAAAAGAATATCAAGAAGCTCCTACAGAAAATTGGAAATCAAACATAGTAGATTTATTAAAATGGTTTTTAGATTTAGTTGGTAAGGTGTCTGACTATATTGTAGGTGATAAGTTAAGAATAACTGTAGATGTTTTAAAACCTACATCAAACCTAACAGATATTGCTAAGTTGCTAAACACAGATCAACTGCAGATACTTTTAAATACAAAGGTTGATGAGCAAGTTAGATACTCATTGGATCCAGAATCTAAAAGAGTTGTAGATTACGTAAAGGGTAAGAGTAATGATGTTCAGAAAGCTATTATAGACAACTTCTTTAATATTGTTACAAATTTAGACTTTGAAGTAAATCAATTGACTACGGATAACGTTATACTGGAAAGAGATACACATACATATGTAAACCTATCTGATTCAAGCATTACATATAAGTCATCAACTACAGCAATCAAAGGTCCACTTACTGATACAGAAGGTGCATATGAATTAAATAGATTAATAGGTAATGATTTTGACACTATACTTGAAAGCATTACAATGAATATACCTCTTGAAGAAATGCCTAAGTTAGATGTATTAGCTGAGGATGTAGCCAAAAGAGCATATGAAGCTTTGCAAAATTATACATTTGGTATGGAAGCAGATGGTAGTGTATTAATACCACAGATAATAGTATCAGATAGAGAGAGTAAAATAGCAGGAATGATTGATCTATTACGTATTCATCCTGATGGAAGTCTTACAATTATAGATTTAAAGTCAAGTAAAAACTCAAGTGACTCTTTTGGTTATACTGATATGGTCTATCCTGTTAGTGAAGGTAGTGTATTTTTTGATCCAAAAGATCCTGGTAAGAAAGTATTTACAACTAGCCAACAACATTCTATACAGACAAATCTATATAGAAGAATGCTAGAAAACATGGGGTATACAGTAACCCCTGAGTCACAAACATTTCATGTACTAGTTGGTATAGAAGGTAAAGGTAAGAATCAAAAGTTCACAGGTGAGTTCAAACTAGATGGTACAAAGTTTCATCCAGCTACACAGAGTAAAACATATGTAGATCAGATAGTTCCTTATAGAGTTAATGAGTCTTCAGAAAAAGCTTTAGAAGGTGCTCTTGAGAGTGCAGGAATATTTTCACCAGCTGATATTATAAATGATCAACCACAAGAACAAGCTCCTCAAAGTGACGCCCCTTCAAATGCTGCATATAGTTCAATGTTTGACGTTGTAAAAGAATTTAAGAAAAATGTTATAACAAGAAAATCTGCAATTGAAAAGTTAAAGAGTAGTACTTTATTTAATATGTCTCAAACAGAATACTTAGATGAACTACAACAAACTGTTTCTGCTATCAATGTATCAATGTTGAGAGGTACAGCAGATGTAGTGTTTACTGAGTTACTAAGAGATGGTATAAAAAAGATCAAGGATGTTACTGAATACTTAGGAACTAAAGAGAATTTTAAAAGTCCTGAGTATATCAAACATGTACTATATTGGAAAAAGTTTGTTGAAACATACCGTGGATTAGTTGATATATCTAATGCTGATGGTTTAAACAAGACTCAATTACAATATAAAGAATTATTACAGACAGGTCTTAATGCACTTGTAGGTGAAAAGCAAAATGATGCAGGAGATAAACTACCAGGTATACTTGATAGTGCTTTAGAAAATTATGTAGTTGCATGGTCTTTGGATAAAACTAATAGAGATGATATGACAGAGGATGATGTAAGAGCTATGTCTAAACATACTGAGGATATTGGCATGCTAGAACATTTAACAGGAGATCTTGACACTTCTGCTGATATGTTATCAGCTCTTATGGCTAAAGAATTTAAGGCTACAAAACAAAAGATGCTTGATAAGGTTGAGGATATTAGTGATGATATAAGAAATTCTGCAAATAACTTAATGATGGAAACTTTAGGTAATAAAGTTGACTATAAGTTTATGCAAGTTTTTGATGAGGATGGGATATGGACAGGGAGATATGTTAAGAAAATTGGTTATCAGTACTACAGTAAGTTAGATCAATTATCTAAAAATTTAAGTGATACTGACGGAACCCCGTTGAGATATATAGAAAAAACAAACCTTGAAGATTATACAGCAAGTGATATAGAGCATAATCAGAAACTTGCTAAAGCAAAAGTAGAGTATTCAAAGTTTATGAATCCTGAAAAGACTAGTAAGCAAGGTTATTCAGACGGTGAATTTCATAAATTGACAGAGGAGTTTAAAACTGCTAGAAATAAAGTAATGGAGTATAGAAGATCTATACAGCAGTGGGTTAGAAAAAATGGTATATCAGATTTAGAAGTAGAGAACTTTAAAGGTAAGTACTATGATACAATAGAGTACTACAAGAAAAGTAAAGATGCCTATGGTGATTTTACTGGTATGGTTAAGTTAGATACTATGACAGTAATCAAAAAAGACAATGTAGAGAAGAGAGAAATATCTGCATCAGGAGAAGAAATGAGAGATAGTAAGTATTTAAGTATTATGGATCCTCAGAATTCTTTACAGAGTGCAGAGAAACAATTTTACTTAATGTTTAGAAGAGTATATGAAGATGAGTTGTTACCTAAACTACCTAAAAATATTGGGTCAATGATGCTTGGTAGAAGTCCAGTTGTTAAGGATAGATTTCAAAAGGAGTTAGAAACTAAACCTGAATTTATCCAAGGTTTTTGGGCAAAGACTCAAACAGGATTCCAGAATTTCTTTAATACAACTACAAAACAAGAGATAGTTGCATTTGATGAATTTGGTAATTTTGTTGAAGATACATTGCCTATTTTTTATGTAGGTCAACCTAGAACAGAAGCTGAACTTGTAAAGATACAAGATGAAATAGCTAGCAAAGTAAAACTTAGAAGTACAGCAAAGACTGCTGAAGAATTACAAGAAATTGATTCTGCTCTAAGTCAACTGAGACTCAATAGAACAAGATTACAAGATCAACCTACTAGAAGTCAGATGAGTACAGACATGACTGATAATCTTTTAAGATTTGCGGGGATGGCACAAAATTATGAAAGTCTTGGAATAGTTGAAGATACTTTTAAAGCTATAATGACTACTATGGCTAAAAGAAAATATGATCCAAAAGAGTATGGGGTATTTTCTAGAATAGGTAAGGGTGTTAATGCTAAATTAGAAAAGGTAGGTATAAGAGGTACAGGAAGTTCAAGGGGTGATGCCAAAATATTACAGAGAGCACGTAAGTATATGAGTATGACTTTCTATGATAATGAAAAGAGAAGTCTTGAATGGTATGATAAACTGGCTGCCAAGATTGTATCTTTTTCATCATTAGGATATGTAGGTTTTAATGTCTTTGGTAATATTAATAACTTTGTGATGGGTAGAGTTAATAATGGTATTGAGGCTGCAGGTGCATTATACTTTGATAGAGGTGCTTATGCTTTAGCTACATTAGAGTTTAATAAAAGAATGTCTACTGACATGTTTAATAAATGGGCTCATAATTATAATGGTGCATTTGGTAAAGGTAAATATAAGAAGTACATTCCTATTAGTAAATTTGAGGGAGCTGTTGATTGGTTTAGAATGTTAGATGATAAAACAGATATACGTGAAACTGTAAAGACTCCAGGTGTAGAAGGAAGAGCAATGAGAATAGTAGAGTCTGTAGGTTATTCTTTGAATGATGCTTTTGAATACAATGTACAAACTAAAACTGGTCTGGCCATTCTTTATACTCTTCAGGTAGACAATGGTAAAGCTGAAGGAGAGGGTGGTAGAGAGACTATGAGTTTGTATGATGCTATGCAATGGAATAATACCTCAGGTACTATGGACCTTAAAGATGGCTTTACTCATATCACACTTAAGAATGGTAAGAGAAAAGTTTTCAATGATGATGTTAGATATGAGATTAGAAATTATATACGTGAGGTAAATAAGCAAATCCATGGTAATTATGCTAGAGAAGATAGAATGGTTATACAAGCACATACTATTGGACAACTTGCTGCACAATTTCATAAGTGGATTGCCCCAGCTATTAAGGCTAGGTTTAGAGCAGAGTACTTTGATGAAAACTTAGGATTTGTAGAAGGAAGATATAGGTCCATGTTGAATTTTTTAGCATACTCAACACGGAACCTAACTCAAATAGGAAAACTTCAAAGTAACTATAAAGCCTTTAATGGTAAAGATGGTTTAGTTAAATTAAAAAATGTACATAGAACACTTGGGGAACTAGCAATATTCATGACAGTAGTGTCATTAAATTCATTACTGAAAGATTGGGATGAAGATGATGATGACTCTAAAAAATCAGCTACTAGAAAAAGATTAGAGAATGCACTAATCTACCAAATGAATAGACTACAAAAAGAATTAGTACTTTATTTACCTGTCTTTGGTGGAGCAGAACAAATGCAAATGCTTGATGGTCCAATATCTTCAACAAGATTAGTTGGAGAATTTAGTGGAGCATTTATGGAGACACTAGGTTGGATACCACATTTACCAGCTTATATGTCTAAAGAAGGACAAGAATTTGAAAACTGGAAAAAAGACTCTGGTCTATACTATACAAGAGGTACTAGAAAAGGAAAAGTAAAGCTTTCTAAAGAATGGGGTGATGTAATACCAGGTTGGTATACTATTAATAGATGGTTAGCATTTGATAATATTAAAAACTTTTATGTCAAGTAGAACAGAAGGTGCTAGCTAATTTCACACGCACCTCCTGCACAAGCTAACTCACCTTTAAGATCAGTATTATCTTCTATTTCAACTACATTATCTAGATTAATATCCATTAGAGATTTTATTAATTCATTATATTTCTCTTCTGTAATGTCTTCAAATGGAGCTTGAATATATGTTCCACCATCATAGGGTAAGACAGCTAAACCATTATAGTGTTCTCTGTTATCCCACATCCATTTTCCAGCAGCATCCCATTCATGATCTCTTAAAGAAATAGTAGCAGATACATTATGAGTATTTGATCCTGCTCTATGTCCAGTGTTAACCCATTCAGTAGCAACTTTTTTAACTCTTTCAAGTAATTGAAAAGGTGACTCAGTTCTAAGTATAGAACCTTTAGGTGCCATTTGTGGAATACTAATACATGCAGTATCATGAGGTCTAAAGTAATCATCTTCTAATAACTCTGGATGATTGATGCTTAAGTAATTATAGATTGATTCATTTTTACCTACACGCATTCTTCTGATGTAGAAATCATTATGCCAAGCATGAATACCTGAACTTGTACCTAATGTTAATGATGTAGTACCTGCAGGTTTAACGCATGTTGTCCTTGCTGCTTTGTTTATCCCTATCAGTTTTGCTACTCTTGAGTTTTCTCTCTTTACTATACTTGCAGCTTCCTTCATATCCAGCTGGAGCACAGCGGCACTCCCTATTCCTGTCATTGACACACCTATAAGTGCGTCCTTCTCTGTTGTGCTTTGCCATATCTCTCTTAAATAATGAAAATTAGTATAACCTGCTTGAAGTGTACCAATGAATGCAGCCATTTTAACTCTTTCATTTAGATCCTCTTGTGATTCTATGTTTGAAACATTTACTTCACATAGATTACAGAACTGATATGGTCTTAATGCAATTTCACAACACGGATTTGTTCCCCAATCCTTATCATTGTTTAAATATATACCTGGTTCACCCGCTCCAGATAACTCAACACGTTTCCATAAGTTCATGAAGAATTCTTTAGTTATTTTATGTCTCATTAATACTGCAGAGTTGTTTGATCTACCTCTTTGTGGATTTTTTTCCCACCAGTCTCCAGTTTTACATGAAATCATTTCTTCATCATGAGCACTAAACAAACTAATCAAAGCTGCTCTTCTAATACCACCAGCTAATACAGCATCAGCAATATGGCAAACCATATCATGAACTTCTAAACTAGACAACTGACTACCATCATCTTTAGAATCTAACAGACCTTCAAGCTTTAATAAACATTCTTTAAGTGGTTGAGGTCCAGGAGCCTTACCACCTGATGTTACTAATCTTGCACCCTTTGCTCTAATGTCAGAATAGTCAAATACAACTTTAGATGACCTACCATTAAGATAAGACTTAATTAATACTTTAACAGCATCAGCCCATCCTTCAATTGAGTCTCCAATTAAATATCTTTTAAATCTTTTATCATATGGTTTGTTAATAGGAGGTAATTTATTAACATGATGTTGTTGAACAGAATAACCAACACCTGTACCACCTAATAGTAAAAACATAGTTTCACTAAATGAGTGAATATTATCTATAGGAAGATAAGCACAGTTATAAACTCTATTAGGGCTTATTTCAATAGGTTTACCACCAAATTGCATTGACCTCATTGATGGTAAAACTTTTTTATCATATACAAATTTATATGCTTTAGTAATTTCTTCAACTATACCTGGATATTTCTTTATATGCATAGCTTTGTTTCTGTCAACTAACTCACTCCATGTCTCTCTTCTTTGTACTTCTGGTAAATATTTTGCGTATTTCATATGGACAGTAATGTCACTCAGAATTTTGTTACTTAAATTCATATTTTGATTGGTTTTAATAAAAGGATTAATAATTCCCTGTTAAGGGTAGATACAAGATAAATAAAATATCTTAAATTTTATAGTATATGCATGAACAAATTCACACGTTTTTAATTTTAAATGTAATATTCTTTTTGTATATTGTATATATACTACAAAAGTATAATAATATTTATAAATAAAAAAATTTAAAACCATGAGTTATAGTTTAATTAAAAAATACAACTGGACTTACTTTGCAGAGAAAATTCTTAATGCTTTAACAGGATCAAAAAATACTTATATGGCAAATATAGCTGCAGGTGAAACTGAAATGCTTCCAATAGCTTTTAGATCTATTTCTATAATGAATACACATGCAACAAATACTATTAAAGTTCAAAATTCTACACAAAATATCATTCTTCCTGCACTTACTACAGTAACTTTTGATGCAGTTCAAGGCTCTCTCTATTCTGGAGATATAACAATTATAACAGGAATGGGTACAGCAATTGTAGCAGGAACATATTAAAACATTTTTGAATGGCAACTAATATTAATACACAAAAGGTTTTATCAAGAAGAATATCTGGAATTGATGGAATAGGTGGTGCAATAGCTTTCACAGATAAGTATTCAATAAGTTTTGATGGAAGTAATGAATATCTTGCTTTGTCTTCAGTTCCATTATTAGGTACACTTGGTACAGGAGATTTTAGCATATCTTTATGGGTTAATGTTACTAATCTTACTGGACAAGGAAATCAAAGACTCGTTACATTTGGAGCAGGAGGATCATATCAAACTGCTATGGCTGTTAATAATACTGGTAATTTAACTTTTTCTGGACCATGGAGTGATCAATTTGCTTGGGGAGGAACAGCTGGAAATTGGAGACATGTGATATATAGAGTAAATAGACAATCAATTTCTAATAATGTAGGTTTTGCTGTAGATGGAATAATATATGACAATAAAAACTTTAATACTACAGGAATCACTTTTGATACTACTGGTAATGGATACATTGGTAGAAATGCAGGATCTTATAATTTTGCAGGAAATATAGATGAGATTGCTATTTGGACTAAATACCTTACTAATGCAGAGTGTGTAGAAATATATAATTCTGGAGTTCCTACTGATTTACAGGCATCAAGTGTTTCAGCTAATTTACAAAGCTGGTGGAGAATGGGTGATCCTGGAGGGCCTGGTTCTTATCCTACTATTGTAGATCAGGAATCAGGAAATAATGCTACAATGACAAATATGCTAGGTGCAAATATAACTACTAATGTACCAACTGTATAATGAGAAAATTAATCCTAATATTATTTTTATTAATATCTTATACTACTGTTGCTCAAGATAAATGGAAGGAGTTTTGTAAGAAAACATTTAAGTTTTCTACATTTTACGCTGCAGTCAATGGAGGGACATCAATTTCAGATGTAGATAGATACTCAATCACTAACGGTTTAGAAACAGAAATAGTTAAAACACCATATGATTACGCTATAACGTTAGGGATAAGAAAAATAGCTAGATTTGGATATGAGAATAAAGCCAATACATTTTACGATGGAACAGAAAACTCTTGGTCTGATGCTGCTACAATAGGTAAGAGGGATGGTTTAGAATTTCTTTTTGAGATAGATTTACGAAGATTACAAGGACAAGACTACTTAGACCAACATCATTTTTTAAGGTATGTTGCTCCTGACTGGATTACGAAGATTGAATATTTACAGAATGGATTTGCAGATATACAATATTTTGAAGCATCAGAAAGATATAGATATAAACTCAATAATAAGCTTTCTTTTAACATAGGGAGTGCTCAAAGGATAGCAGAACCTTATGGATATGATCCTTTAGAGGAATGGTTGCTATCAAATGGCAACTTACATTATACGTATTTAGCTATAGAAGAGGGTTATAATTATAATTTATATGCAAATGAATATAGTGACCCTAGTGGTAATATAGTTGCTACTAGCAGTGAGGTATGGAAAGAATTAATAATACCTGTAGTTCTTTCAGATTATTCTGAGAAGAAACGGAATGAATTAAAAAGACAATGGACATACTCTGTAGTCCTGGGTGCAGATTACTATTATTATAAGAAGGATAAATGGTTACATGCTTGGGGTAATTTAATGCCTTATCATTATGATGAAGGTAACGAATATTCCTATCACAATTATGTAGATGGTCAATGGTTAGATTACTCTGGAGGACTTATATTAGGTTATAAAATTACTAAGAGTTTAGGATTCTTTGTAGAGGGTAAATATAACAAGTATTGGAACAAAGAATGGTATGATTTTAAATTTGGACTTAACTACATAATACTATAATTTTTAGTATATTATATATATATGGTTAAGCACAGTAAACATTACTATGATACTACAAGGAATTTATCATATGAAACAATTAAAAAAAATAAAAAAATGAATTGGATTAATAGTTGGAACACTGGAAATAAGAAGTTAAAATATGAAATTGAAATAAGAATAGGTAAAATAACTATTTTAGACATTAAAGCATGTCTTTTTTGTGATGTAGATTGTGCTGCAAAGAGGTTTAGATTTATTGTATTCAATCTTGGATTTGAGATATAATGAGTAGAAGATTAAATGTAAAACCTAACATGGCGAGAGCATTGCAAAATGCTGCTGGTAGAAATGTTAGACCTAAACCTGTACTAAGAAATGGTGGCAGACCACTACCTGTTAAAAAAGTAGGTGGTTGTGGATGTGGAAAGTAATTGAAAATGGGTAAAAAAGTATGTTGGAAATATGGTAAAGGAAAATATTGTGGTACTTTAATTCCTAGTAAGGAAACAAAGACACATAGATATGCTAGAACTGAGAATGGTAAAATAAAATCTTTACCTAAAAAGAAAAAAAAATGACAAAAGAATTAAGTGAAGATACAGCAATCAAATTAAGTATAAAAACCTTAGGGGGAATTGCTACACTAATTGCTATACTAGTTGGGATGTGGTTTAATTTACACGGTGAGATTGCAGAGGCTAAAACTCTTCCAGCTCCAGTACCACCAGACGTAAGTAGAATGGAATTTGATATGAAAGATCAAAACATCAGGTTGTCTATTGAAAATACTGAAAAAGCTGTTGATGACTTAAAAAACAGATTAATTAGAATGGAAGATAAATTAGATAAGCTACGATGAAAGTTATTTGGAGAATATTTACTGGGTATTTATTAATATTATTATTTTTAATATTTAGTTCAAATGTCTCAGGTCAAATTGTAGTAACTCATTTTAATGCTGCCTGGAATGATCCTAATAAAGTAAGTTACATTGGAGATCTAACAGACTGTGATATAGTTTATGTTGATATAGCAGTAGCACCAAAACTACAAACTAAACATAAAATAGTAGTAGTACCAACTGTTATTATCTATAAAGATGGAGAAGAACAAAAAAGATACCAAGCTGACATATCATTTAGTATGAAAGCTACAAGAAAAGAAATGCAAGATTATATTGACGAATTATTAATGGAAGACTTCTAATGAAAAACTTACTAATATTATTATTATTACCATTAAGTATATTTGCTCAAGACTCATGGGTAAATTTTAAAGTTCAGTATGATTTTTATGCACCACAAGAAGCTAACTTCTTTATGGTAGAAGATACAGTATCAGGGGATACAGTAATGTTTCATCAACCTACAGTAGGTTATGAATATTTAGACACAGTAATTAATATAAACTCAGGTAACTATGTTGTTACATTAACAGATAATTTTGGAGATGGTTGGGTTTCAAATCAACCAGCTTGGTTTAAAATGAGTAATGATTGTCAGGGAGCAATATTAGATTATACACCTTTAACACAGGCTTTCTTTACTCTAGATACTTTAGTAAATATATGGCCATGTGCTCCACCTCAACCACTAGGACCTCTAGTACCTACTAACATTATAATTAACTTAGATCAATTTACACCAGAAACCTCTTGGGATATACAAGATTCAAACGGTATTGTATATGCATCTGGATCAGGATATGGCTCACTTGCAGCTTACTCTGTAGTAGATACAATAGTAGAGATACCTAAAGGATCATTAAAATTTAACATATATGATTTATATGGTGATGGTTTAGAAGGTTCTGCATGGCAAGGTGCTGATGGTTCTTATTTTGTAAAACAATGTAATGATACACTAGTGTATGGTACAGATCCAGCTTTTGGTTTTGATACTATACACTGTTTTGTTTCTGACTCATGTCCACCTATACTAGGTTGTACAGATGATGACTATTTAGAATATGATTACTATGCTGATATAGATGATGGGAGTTGTCTTACATTAAAAGTATATGGATGTACTGATATTTCTATGTATAATTTTGATGCTTTAGCTAACACAATGGATATGTTAGATGAATGTGAGTTTACTCTTATCCTACATGACCTTATAGGAAATGGATGGGTGGGATCTTATTTACAATTATTTACTCCAGATACATCATATATTTTTACACACACTTCTGGATTTACTGATATTTATCAAGTAACTATAACATCTCCTGACCCTATATCATTTGTATTTAGTATAGATCCTTTAGCACAGGCTACAACAATAGAATGTGGATTTACTTTAATTAATCCAGATGGAGATACTATGATTAATATCCAACCTCCTTTTATTACTCCTTCTTTTGTTTATCCTTTGATTACTGCTTGTGGTAATGAATGTGTAGAAATGGTTTATGGATGCACATATACTAATGCAATTAACTATGATTCATTAGCTAACACAGATGATGTTAGTTGTTACTATAACCCAGGGTGTACTAACCCTGTCTACTTAGAGTATAATGCTAATTACGATCAAGAAGATGGTTCTTGCAGTACTTTAGTTGTAATAGGCTGTATGGATTCTACAGCATTTAATTATGTAGATACAGCAAACACAGAACTACCTAACTCATGTATAGCAGTTGTTGAAGGATGTATGCAAGCTTTAGCTTTTAATTATAATGTGAATGCTAACACATCAGATACTTGTATTGCTATTGTTTATGGGTGTATGAGCCAATTAGCATTAAATTATGACTCAGTAGCAAATGTAGATGACAATAGTTGTATAGGGATTGTTTATGGGTGTATTGATACATTAGCATTCAATTTCTCTCCTATGGCTAATGTTGATGACGGAGGGTGTATTCCTGTTATATATGGTTGTATTAATCCAATTATGTTTAACTTTGACAATAGTGCTAACACTAATGATGGAACTTGTATTCCTTTTATTTATGGTTGTACTGACTCAACAATGTTTAATTTTAATCCCTTAGCTAATGCAGATAATAATACTTGCAATCCTTTTGTTTATGGTTGCACTGACCCAAGTGCCCTTAACTTTAATCCGTCTGCAAATACAGAAGATTTTAATTGTGTTACTTATATGTATGGTTGTATGGATGCAACTGCTTTTAACTATGATACGTTGGCTAATACTGATAATGGTTCATGTGTGGCTATTGTTGAAGGGTGTGTGGATCAAACAGCGTTTAATTATAATTCAAGTGTTAATGTGGTTGATAGTTTGTCTTGTTTATATAGTGCTAATTGTATTACTGGTGACAGTATTCCGTATTGGTTGAATGATCCTTGCTATGCTTGGGTAATAGATGTAGATGACTATTGTTGTGATAATGAATGGGATGATATTTGTCAATTAACATATGATTACTGTAATAGTTCATGGGTTGGTAATCAACCTGAATCTAGAACAATAAGTGATAATATTAATCTATATCCTAATCCTACTACAGGAGTAGTTAATTTCTCTGTAAATGTAGACATAAGTGTCTTCAATACGTTAGGAGAAGAGTTAATACATGAAATAAATGTTAAATCAATAGATTTATCATCTTTTAGCAAAGGTATTTACCATTTTGCTATTAAATATCAAAATAAATTTGTAAATTATAATATAGTGAAGAACTAAATAAAATTAAATACCATGGCAACATACAATATAACATCTAAATTAACACTTACTGGGCAAGGGGTAAGTTCAGATGTACTAAATCAAACAAATACACAAACCTTCAACGTTACACAACCTACAGTTGAATCTGGAGCTTTAGATCTTTCTACATCTAAAACTACATTAGGTACAATGGATGGTATAAAGAACACTGGTACTACATATCTTTATCTTAAGAATACTGGATCAGCTACTCAAGGAACTGCAGAAATAGGTGTAGACACTGAAACTCAAGGAATAGCATTTCTTGCCTTTATTGGAAACCCTGCAAATGCTGGAACAATTACTCTTATATCTACAGATTTAACATCTAAAGTTTATACAGCTGCTGCTGCTGAAAATTTAACAAACAATGAATTTAAAAGTACAGGTAGTATTACTCAAGTAGCAGAATCATTACAAAAGTGTATACAAGCTAGTACAGGTCATGCAGGTAAGATTGTTGTATCATCTTTAGTAGGAGTATTAACCTTAACTCAAGCTAAAGGAGGTAGTACTGGGAATTCTGCTATTACTGTTACGACAACATCTACAGTTTCTTCTGCTGTTTTTACTGGAGGAGGTAGTAATGTACGAAATAAAATGGTAGTATTAAAACCAGGGCAATTTACAACAATACCAGTTGCAAAAAATGTAGATCTTTCACTATCTAGTTCTTTAACAACAACATGTGAATACGGTTGGTGGACACTTGTATAACAATTAAATAAATAAAAAAAAATGGCAACTATTAACTCTCAAATAATTTTATCTGGAGCTGGAATAACTTCAGAACCTTTATTAATAAATCATACTTCAACATTAGTTGTAAGAAATCCTGCAATTGAATCAGGTACTTTAAATGTAACTACAACAGCAGCTACTTTAGTACCTACAAATGCAAGTAAAGTATATCTATATGCAAGAAATACTGGTGCAATAAATACTGCTGATAGTATAAATATAAAAACAATAGGTGGTACAAATATTATAGAGTTAGCACCAAGTGATTGGTGTTTTCTTCCTATTGAACAAAATTTAGGGTTAGATGTTGAATCTGTTACTGCATCAGGAATAAGTACAATTGAATTTTCTTATTTTACAGCAGCATAATGGCTAAAAAATTTATGGGTATTAATCCTGATCATAAAGGATATTGTACTCCAATGACTAAAGCAACTTGTACACCAAGACGTAAAGCTTTAGCTAAAAGGTTAAAACCAGGAGGAGATTTATATAAAGGAAGTATGGGTGGATCAATGATAGAAGGATTAAAAATGAGAAAAAAATTTAATAAAATATAATGGCAAATATATTAGGAAAAATATTTTCAGCAGGTGCAGGTGAACTTGTTAAAAGTGTAGGAGGAGTTATAGATAACCTTCATACATCTAAAGATGAAAAGCTAGCAGCTGAATTAAAAGTAAAAGAGCTTATAGCTAAGTATGAGACTGATATGGAGAAAGAAATATCTAGCAGATGGTCAGCTGATATGGCTTCTGACTCTTGGTTAAGTAAAAATGTCAGACCGTTAGTATTAATATTCTTAGTAGTAGCTACAGTGCTATTAATATTTATTGATGCTGGAGTAATAAATTTTGTAGTAGAAGCTAAATGGACTGACCTACTGCAGTTAGTATTAATAACAGTGATAGGTGCCTACTTTGGTGGCCGTTCACTAGAAAAAACCAAAAAATAATGGCAAAGTATAAAGTAATTACAGAGTTTGATCAAACACAATCAAAGGGTAGAGTTTTTAATTGGAGAAAAATTAAAACAAGTCCTAAAGGTCAAGAACAAATGAAAGAAGCATATGATTTAGGATTAACTAGTTACATTGAAAAAATTGAAGACGTTAAACCTGAAGTTAAGAAAGTTGTAGTAAAGAAAGATAAAAAAGATGATTTAGAATCCTTATAACATGGCAAAGTGCAAATGTGGTAAAACAAAAGCTGAAGATGGGACCTGTGATGGTTCACATCAAGAAAGCTGTAAAAAATAAATAATTTATTATGAAAAATAACTATAGAATTGCTTTAAATAAAGCACATAAAGGTGTAGAACACCGTAAAATAAAAGCTCAAGATATTGGTGAGTACAACGTAGCACCAGGATATAATTCAGCAATAATGGGACCTAGGCAACCAGTTATATCAGATGAGAATGTACAAATTACTAATCCTACACCAATATGGCCTGCTGATAAAACTCGTGCTGCATATGATGCTGGTGCAATTACAAATGATGGAGCTATGGGGATCACTTCAGGAGGTGAAGGATTTATGCCTTCAGGAGAAAGTATGCGTGATAATAGTTATGCTTCTGTTGATTCAAGATCTATGCTTGGAAATATTGGAACAAGAATAGGTAATATATTTAGATCAAATGAAAAAGATATAGACCCTAGAAGAAAAATAGTAGAACATGATGGTAGTTCATCTCCCATAAAGAAAAATATCAGGAAACAAGGAGGTACTACTAATTACCAAGCAGCATTAAAAGCCTATAAAAAAGGTGGCAATGTCAAATAAAAATCCAGTGTCTAATAATAAGTTAAATTCTATTATGAGGCAAAACCGTGTGAGTAGAGTTAAAAAGCTTAATAATTCTAAAAGAACAATTCCTAAGTCTGATTGTGCTATGATTATGAAAAATGGAGGTGATACTCATAAAATGCCTGATGGTACAGTACATGCAGGTAGATCACATGCTGAATATTTAAAGATGTTAAAGAACAAACCCAGCGGCTATTAAGCTACTGGGTTCTTTCATATATAGGAAAAAGTTGGTTTATGGAAGTCAAAACCTATATATAAGCGTTCTTTAATTAAAAAATATATCTAATTGTGTTCCAGGGTATAATTTCATTATGTAGTTCTTTAAATTGTTTTATACTCTTTCTTTTAAATCTGTATTCATATCTTATATTTTCTCCACCATATTGTGATATTTTAGTTTCTTGAATTTCTGGTTTCCATAGTGTAATCTCTGTCTCAGGATGATTTTCTGTATTAACTATATGCTTTTTAAAATTGTGTGTAAGAAATATAACTTCAGACTTAACTTTATCTTTATTCTTTTTTTCTACTAAGCTATTAACTTCTTTAAACAGCATTTCATAGTCTTCTAACCAAGTATCTGTAATAATGACTGGAGAAAAATTTATGTGTACGTCATATCCTGCTTCTATAAAAGTATTAATTGCTTTAATTCTATCAGTAATTTTAGATGTATTAGGTTCATGTATATCAGCCATCTTTTGTGGCATAAGGCTGAATCTGATTCTTATCTTACCTTCAGGATTAAATGATAGTAATTTTTTATTTACATATTTAGTTGCAAAAGACCCCATAGCAATAGGATGATCTTTAAAAAACTCAAATATTCTTTCCCACTCATGATATTTAGCATGTAAAGCAAAATCTTCATTACAACTTATATCATATGTAACAAAATCTGCGTGTGTTTGATTAGGTTTTTTAACAGTTGAGAAATATGCATGATTATTAACTTCTGTTAGGATGTCACCTGTGTTAGTTGCAACAGTTAATCCTTTTGGCTTATGTCTTTTCATGTAGCAATAGCTACAATCATAAAGACAACCGTGTCCAAAACTTGGACTTATAAAATCTGTAGATCTACCAGATTCTCTTATTTTAAATGTCTTCCTTCTTATTTTTTGTATCATCTATAGAAATTTTTAGTAAACATAGGTAACCTATAAGATCATCTATAGTATCATATGTTGCTGGACATAAACCAGCATTTTGAATACGTGCAAGTTTATCATCTATCCTTGCACATATATTTTCTTTAGCTGAACCATTCCCAAATATATTACAGGGATTTGTAGCTGAGTCACCATAACTTTCATTTTTACTTAATAAAAGACTAGTAACCTCACTCATTATTTTTTTAATTTTATATTCTGTTCTCATTTTTTAACATTTTTAAAGTCAACATTAAATTCAGGTAAAGATAATCTTGCAGGTAATACAATTTCTAAATAACATTTATTACATACACTACCATCTTCTGAATTTTTAACAGGTGCAGGATTATTTCCATAACCTTCTATAATATTATTACATATAATACATTTCATAATATTTATTTTTTTGTCCATACTGAGTAAACTTTTACGCCATTCTGAGTTACACATTCTAATTTTTTTTCTTCTTTACTTTCTTGAGATAATTTATCTCTATTTAAGTACTTAGGGTTCTTACTATTTAATTTTCTTTTTTTTGTCATTATGGTATTGAGTTAAGGTTAAACATATAGGGAAGGCTTTTCACTCTAGAGTAGTACACCCTTGCTAGTCAGCCTTCTTCTATATGACAATCATGTCAGTGATTAAATTTTAAAATCTTTAAATGTATCATAATCTTGTGCTTCCATGTCAGCTAAACTATTTAAATCTACATCAATTATATTATCATCTAAGTGACCTGCTTTATAATTTTTTAATAAAAATTCTGAAACATCTCTGTTTTTAATGTTTAAGTGACTTAATAATTCAGTAGTCATAAATTTATGAAATTTTTGTTGATTAGACATCCATGACCTTGGATGAGATGACTTAAGAGCATGTGTAACATGATTATAAAATGACCATGCATTATTTAATGAACAACTATAATTAAAAGTTGGTTTATTCATTTCTCTTTTTATTGTTGACATTTGTGTTGCATCAATAATTTCTTCTTCAATAAATAAACGACCTAGTAACTCAGATTGATCTTTTCTTGAAAGAGTATGATTCTTAAATTGATCTTTATCTTGAATTAATTGATTAAAATGCTTATGTGCATATTTAACTTGTGAACCAATTTGACTTTGAACATCTAAATCTGCTGTTCCAGTATGTTTTCTTGCATATGAAGCCATGTCACCATGAATCATACCATTATTGCAAACAAATACATATGCTCCTATTCCACACTGAAACCTTGTGCTTTTATCATATGAGTTTGTCCAGGCAAACATCATACCTAAATCATCATCATGTGTACTTACTATTTGATAAATACCTTGTACTACTTTTGCACCTGCATTAGATCTGAATGACTTATTCTTTATAACAAAGTTATTCTCTTTTAATAGATTATCTGTATAATCTATGATGCTTCTATGTGGAATAACTGTGTAAGTTTTTCCGTGTGTTGGTAGTTCTGCATTGCATAAATCTACCTCAGTAATTGTTGTTGGTTTTGTATATCCCATATCCTTATTTTTTACAAATATATAAATTAATTTTAATCAAACAAACTTATTTGGTTTGTTTTAACTCCCAGAATGTTATTTATTTCTCTCTCAATAGCATCTAAGTAATACTTTTGATTGATGTCATAATTTTCCCATTCTTGTTCTATCATGTTGTTGTTTACTGTTTGTAACCAACGACCAGCTTCTAATTGTATTTCTCTATTATCAGTCTTATTTACTTTAGTTATTTTAACACCTTTATTAGAAATAAAATATCTATTAATTTTCTGAAGTTCCTCTTCATATGGATGACCATCTTTAATTGATCTTGCTATTTGTTTCCAGTTACCCTTGGATTTCCCTCCTATGCAATAATCTAATATGTTTTTATTTTGATTTATTGTATCTTCAGGTAATATTCCATTAACAAAATATGAGTAGATAGCTTTTGGTATTATAAGTTTTGATTTATTCTTGTGAAGTGCTAAATTCTTAAATTCAAATCTTCCCTTACATTTTGTTTCACCATCATTATTTATTGCAATATAATTATTAACATCAGCAAGAACTATCTTTTTATATTGATCATGTTCAAGATTAAGATTAGTTATTTCTTCCCATTTTTTGCATACTTCCATATATAAGTCAATTTTAGACCTAGGTATGATTGTCTCAACACCATCAGTGTTTTGTAATAAAGGAATAGCTTCAGGTATTGCAAGCATTATCATTTCATAAAGCATCATTAATGTCAATTGACCATTTACAGTAATAAACATAGTAAACTGCGGGTCATACAGGAAAGAGTTCTTGTCATTAGATAAACCATATGTACTATTAAGTATAATTTTATATACATAATTCATAGGGTTACTCTTAGGGATTTTCTTTCTCTCCTCAAAGAACCATTCATATAGTTCACAAAATGCTTTATTATCTAGATGTGCAGGTGCAATCTTATTCATGATAGCTAAGTTTGGATAGAAACTTGTAACATCAGATGACATTATAATATTCTCTTCATCAGATTCATAAACACCAGGTCTAGCTGCTCCATGAGCTCCTCCTAAACCAAAATCTGTCTTAACTCCTTTATACTTAACAGAGTACTTAAAACCTCCTTTAGTATGAAGCGGGTCCAACTCAACAGCTTTAAATCTTTCTAGAAGATTTTTAAATTCAGGTGTTTCAAACTTAATATAGTCAAGTATAAGTCCATCAATCTTAATAACACTTCTAAATGTTCTTAGTTTTTTAAGTTCATACTTTGGTATCTTAAGTTCTTTGCTTAAATAATATGCAAATAACTCTTTACTGATACGTGGTTCAGATGCACTGTATAGATTAATGTTATATTGATCAGTAAGATTTTTTCTTAATTTGATTAAAGGTTTAGATCTATTAAAGATCTCTTTAGTTGCGTCTACATCATTAATACAATATCCAATTATAAGACTTAATTGTTGTTGAGTCTCTATTTTTGTTTCATGATGTATTGGCATATCAAGAATATTATCCCAATCCATAGTATATTCAATCCATTTTAAACTAGAACGTTTAGCAGGATTATCCCAGTGATTAAGTTTAAAAACATCAATTTGTTGTATAGTCATGTTCCACTCAGGAAAATCATGAAACTCTTTATTGTTAGAGTTAGTGATTGCTCTCTGTGCATAACCATATATTTCCTCAGCAATAGATTCACCATCCATTAGCAATAAGTTCTTATGATTTTTTATTATATTGTGGGTCACTTGTGCATCAAATGCTAATCCATTATAGGATATGTGCCACTCTTTTTCTTCAAGATTTTGTTTTAGGAATTCACTAAACTTTGGATAATCATTTTGTAGTTTACATATAGAAAAGACGTGTGTCTCTTCAGTTTTATAATGTTTAAATACTGCTACAAAACAATTACATAAAGTTTCATAATCCATGACCCAGTGATTCATGGCCATATTACTACAATATTAGAAGATTTTATAGTTCCACCACAACTTGCACATAACTTACCACTTGGAGTAGGAGAGCTTTCTCCACAATTACACTCGTATCTATTCATAATATTATTTATTTAATTTTTTCAAATTTTAACTCTAACCACTCATAACATGCCTGTGGTGTTTTTTTCTTTGTAGATGATGATTTTCTCCACGGACCTAACTTTGTTCTTTTATAAACATTAGCTTTCCAAAAGCTTCCTGATGGATAAACTTCTATCCACATGTTTCTTTTAAGTAAATATTCTATGTCTGATTCTTCCATGATTTATAATTTAAGACAAAAAAAAGGGACACTAGGCCCCTTTTCATGTCAATTTATATAATGTTATTTAATAACACTCATGTTAGACTCCATCATAGCAGGTTGTGCCTGAACTTGATTTTCTAACTCTTTTTCAATATGTTCAACAAAGTTGAAGCTGTCTGCATTTAAACAAAAGCCATTAAGGAATGTTTCAATTTCAGATTTTTCAGATAGATAGTATTCAGCATATGTTTCTATTAGCCTTCTTTCTTCTCTGAAATCTTTTCCATTTTCACGTTTTCCTAATTTTAATTTTTGTGGATCACCATTATCATCAAGCTTTGGTAGCATATGATAAGATTGTTTACATTGTTTTGAGATCACTGCAAGTATTTTACTGCTTGGATCAAAGATTGCTTCCATATAAGGGCAATCTGGGTTAATTGGAATTGCTTTAAAAGACTTGTAAGGACCCCAATTTGATGAGATCAATAACATGCTTTTCTCTACATTGATAGTAGAATTTACTTTTTTTGCCATAATTTAAATTTAATTTGTTAACTCTGCAAAGATATAAACTTTTGCTTAAATAGTTGTAATTCATTAGAGTTATATTTGAAACACTCTTTTTCTAGGTTAGGTAAGTCACATAATTCATGCACTTCATGTATGTATTTAATGTCTACAGCTAATAATGCTGCATAATCTTCATGCCAATATATTGGATGTAAGAAACTTTCTACATATTCTGCAATTTTTCCATGCTCACCAAAGAATTCAGTAATTAGTTCTTTTGTTTTTAATGATATTTTTGAATACTCTCCTTTAATTAATCTATTTATGTCATATTTATACTTAGTTAAGTCAAATATAACTGCTATTTTATTTTCATACTCTAAATTAAATTTTGCTTTGTAGCTTTTATTAGTTATTATATACTTCTCTTCAAATAACTTAAAACTAGATAGTTGTTTATCAGGAATATCATAAATACATACTAAATGATAGTCCTCTATATTATATACATCATCCCAACTCATGTAGGTTTCACAAGGTACAAACTTTACCCCCTTCTTTATGTTTAGTAGAGGGTAAAGGAAGACTTTGCTTTTTTGAAAATAATCTTTATATAAGTCTTTCAAACTTTTTGTATTAGTTATACTTACAGTGATAAACATTAATTATAAATGTACATTTCCTTTTAAGAAATCATATGGTAATTCATATCTACACTCTGTATAATGGAAGTTAATCATTTCTAGTATTT